TCAAACCCCCATCGGGAGAGCGTAGAAGCAGAGAAGGCGGCGGCTGCCCGGCACGATGCAGGCGTGGTAAGCGTCGTCCTTGGAGTCGCGCACCTTCGGAGAGCCAAAAGGGATGAGCCATTCGTGCGGAGTCATCTCGTTGGCCAGCATGGGGTGCTGGTCAGGAGAGAGCGTGATCGCGTAACCCTGCGCCGTTACACGGACGGAGGAAAACGGGATCGGCGCGCAGTCGCGGTCGGAACAGCAGATGGGGTCGTACCAGTCGTGGGCGCGGGCGCTCGCGGTGAGAAGCCAGAGCGGACCAAAGAGGAGAAGGAACACGATGGCGGCGACGAAAAGGGCCAGGAGGAACGCCCTGAGGTGCTCGCGAGGGGTCGTCATCGTGCACGCCCTTCAAGGCAGTGGGTGTCGTGGATGGCGTTGTGGCGGGCCACCTGACGGAGAGTTTCGCTTGTGTCGGAGCGGCTGGCGCGGATCGGACGAGAGTTGTCGCAGTAGAACTGGACAGTGGTGGACTCGTCAGTCGCGGAGATAGGGGTCGTCGTCTGACACGCCGTCAGAGCCAGTGCGGCCAGAAGCAGCATCGGCGGCACGGCGTGCCTCGCGTGTCCGGTCATCGAGGTTCTCCTTCGTGCGAATGGATTGGCGAAGCATTTCGTCCATCGCCTTGCGGTAGCCCTCGGCGCGCTTCGAGGCGTTGTGGGCCTTGAGGCCAAAGAAGGCCATCAGAGCGGCCATGACGCCCAGAATGGGCTGCCAGTAGACGGCGGCGAGTTCGAGAAGGAAACTCATTCGTGAGGCTCCCTGTTGGCCGCACGGCCATCGCTGGTTATGGGGGTCGAAGCCCACGTCAGTCGGGTGGTGGTGCGCCAGGTGCGGAAGTAGAAGATCAGAGCCGCACCAAGAAGATTGACCGTCGTGAACACCTCCTCCTGATACGAAGGGGGAATGATGTCCCAGGTGTTCAGTAGGGTGACAGCCGTCAGGAACAAGACCGACAAGTTGATCTTGGACTTGTAGACGGGTTTCTCGGAAGCCATGAAGTCCCCTCCCCTCCCAGAAAGAGGGCCAGCGCTGGCGGTGTCTACGCTGCGCTGGCCCCAAGTGTCGCCGCCATCCTCGGGAGGAACAGGAAGACGACACCAGTCACGAGGGTCGGAAACGGACTGGATGTTCAAAAGATGTCACGTCTTGTGACATCTGTAAAGGGGTCAGGAGAAGAAAACCACATCGGTATGGTGGGGCTTGCCATGCCACTGGACGCAAGGACCAGGGGGGGTGGCGAAGGTCAGGTCGCCCGTCTGAAGGCAAAGGAACTGGCGTGACAGTTCGGTGGGGATGGGGCGCTCCAGACAGATCAGCGGAAGGGCCAGGTCGGCGGGGTACACGACGAAATGGCCAAGGGAGCGGTAGGTGTGGGCGATGCGATGGAAGAGGAGAGGAAAGCGCGTGGCGATCTCGTGGTTCGAGGCGCGAACGAGAGAGCGGTAATCGTCCTCCGGTGTGTGGGCGTGGGAGAGACCGATGCAGGGAGTGCCGTCGAGGGTGCGGTGGAGATCGGTGGCAGAGGTGAGGCGCTCGAGCAGCGCGGGCAGGTCATCCTTCGGCCAGCAGGGATAGGAGATGGGCGCAACGTTCGAAGGAGAGGAAGAGGTGGAGACATCCGTCATGTGCGGAACCCTCGCTTGATCTTGTTGGCAGGAAGGCCAGCGGCGAAGCCGCGCTGGCGAAGAACGGTCGAGGCCCAATCGGGAACGCGCGTCCAGCCGCCCCACCCACGGTCAAGGTCGAAACTCGAGGGGACTGCGGGTCGCATGTCCGCGTGGATGTGGCCGTCGTAAAAGCCAAGGCCGGTGAAGCCAGCGCCGACAAGAGCATCGACGAGTTGAGTACGCTCGGACTCGGACATGTCACCAATCGGGATATCCAGAGCCGTGGAGGCACCGCCGTTGGTCGAGGTATGGTGAGAGCGGCGCGCGACCGTCACACGGTTGGGGTCGCCTCGCGAACGGATGGCATCCTGCTGCGCCTGGGTGCGAGAGCCAGAGGTGACAGGGATGTCGCGGCCAAGGATGGACGCCGCCATTCTGGCGGCGTTCGTCGCGGAAGGGTCGAGTCCCGAAAGGTCGACGCCGTCATGGGATGGGATAAGGCCGAAATCGCCAGCGGGGAGGCGGCGGGTGACGGTGGTATTGGGGTTGCCGCTGTTCTCCGGGCCAATGGAGGCGTCGGTGTTGGCATAGGCATTGGCGTAGGCGCTGCCGAAACCGGATTGAGGTGTCGGAATGGCGTCAGGGCCAAGGGTGGCCTTCTCGCCGGGAGAGACCTTCTGGGCGCCGTCAGTCGGGTCGGCCTTGCGTGCCGTCACGCGCGAATAGGCGGCGGCATAGGCGTCGCCAAAGGCTGAGCCATTGGAGGAAGGAGCGCCACGCCGCGCCGGAACCTGAACCATCCGGCGCGGGTCCGTAGGGTTTGCCGGTGGAGCCTTGGAGCCGGGAGAGAGTTTGGAGGCGAGGAGATCGGAAGAGACGTCGTCGCCAAGGGCGATGGTGTAGGACGGGACTTCGACGACAGGGTTCAGGCGGTAGCGGTTGTAGAAGTGATGGTCGCCCTCGACCATCGTCGGAGCGGTGGCCGCGAAGTTGGTGCCGCGCCGATTGGTGATGGCCGGGTTCTGGAAGAACGTCGCACCAGAGGTCGGGTCGGAGATGTTGCCAGAGGCGAAGGACGCAAGAGTTTCGTCGATAAGGCGGCGCGTTTCGCCAGAAGCCGAAGGCAGGTCTTGCCACGACTTGCGAGCGTACATGGGCTCGAACTGCCCCTTCTGCTCGATGACGCCCGTGACAGAGTTGGGAAAGCCGCCCGTGCGCGCGGCGGCGCGGTTCAGAACGGTGAAGAGAACAGCCTGCTTGCCAAGGGAGGACTGGTTGCCAGCCTCCGCCTCGACAATGCGGGCCAGGGCATCACGGTCAGAACGAGAGATGGGAATGGCCATGCGGTCAGTCATTGGAGAGGCCCTCACGTTCGCGCCAGCGGTGGGAGAAGACATCGCCCAGAGTGCGGACGGACGACATGGCCTGGTGGCCGAAGTGCATGAAGCCGCCGCTCCAGCCGTAGCCGACCTCGGGGCGACCATCGTGAAGTTCGATGGTGCCGAAGCCGAGGCCAATGACTTGGCCAGACATCACCCGCTCGCGGAGGAACTCAAGGGTCTTGAGGGCCTCTTCCTGATAGTAGCGAACGTCTTCGTCGCTCATGTCGACGGCATCGGAAAACGGAACGATCCGGTCGATGCCGTCAGGCGACGTGACAATGCGCGGGCCAGGAAACTTGGGGGTCTGCGCCGACATGTAAGCCTCCACGGTTGAGTGGAGAGCGTAAGCATAGGAAGGGCCAAGGGTCGTCCGTCAGGGGCGGAGCCCCTTCCGGTCGAGGTAGGCTTCGTAGAGGCGGATAAAGTCGCCAAGGCGGAGAAGGACGGTGGCGTCGTCCATGGATTGGCGAGAGCGCCGGTGGATCACTACGGGGGTCTCACCGGGGGCGGCATTGCGGATTGCCTGTGCGAGGAATTTCTCGGGCTCAAGGCGTTCCGTGCGCTTGGCCTCAATGGCCAGGGAGGGGGTACCGATGAGGTCTGGAGCGCCGACCCCGGGGTTCTCGATGAACTGCGTCGTGAGGCAGCGGCGGTGGACGGAAAGGCCAAGGGTGGAGGAGAGGTGGGCGCAGAGGTCGCGCTCGAACTGATCGCCCTTGGCCTTGGAGCGCTTGACCATTCATTCCTCCATGGCCATGCCGAGCTTGCGCTTGCACGACTGGCAATAGAACTGCCACTTCGGACGTGGGGTTTTGTCGCCACAGCATGAACAGGGCCTTGACCACATTTGGATTTCAGGGAGTTCGGCGGCGATGTATTTCGCACCTGTGAATTGGACGATCCGGTTCTTGTGTAGGACACGCTTGCAGGTGTCGGTGCATACACCGATCTCGCGGGCCATGGTGCTGTACGGGATCTTCATGGCCGAGGCGACACGCAAGAACTGGAGTTGCCCCTCTGAGATGTTCGCGCGGCGAGGCATTCGAAATCCTCCAGAGATGGCGAATGGCATGTGTTGTGCCACTCGGTGACATCCGTTCAACATCTTGTTGTCCAAAACAGCGTGATCGTCAATGGGCGAAGCCCCGCCCTAAAGCGGGGCGAAGCCCTCCCGGACGCCTGCTTTAGGCAGAGAGGGGGTCGATGCAGGGGCCTCCCCGGAGCGCCATGCGACGGCCACGGGAGGGGAGACGCGCCTCGGATGTCACGGGTCGTGGAAAAGTTGCACACAGACGGCATTTAGATGTTGTTTTCGCTTGACGGATCTGTGTAAAATCTCAACCAACCCCCATTGGGGACGACGCCGCTTGCCTTACGGCGCGGCGTCTGAAGGGGCGGCACACGGAACGTTCCACTCTCCCCTCGAGTGTGCCGCACCGGGAACAGATTGAGGGCGTGGGGGTTGGTTGAGATTTCAGCAATGCACAATTTTAAGGCGAAATCCCGTGAAAAACAGAGGGAGCGTGAGCGAATTGCAGCGCTCAACCGCGCGCGCAATCCGGACGTTGCGGCGCTGGTGGACATCCTGCGCGAGGAAGGGGTCGACCCTCAGGTCAAGTACGTCGGGCCAGTGCGGGAGAGCACGAAGGCACGATTGGCGAGCCTTCGCTCTGATGAAAATTCCAGTGGATTATCGGACTAGATCGGTTAATCCGCCTCCGATCACGAAATCGCCAAGGGCGGCAACGACGAAGGATACCAGCAGCCAGAACATGCGTTGTTGACGCTGCTCCAGCTTCTCGGACATGCGCTCGTGGGCGTCGCGCATCTCCACAATGCCCTTTCGCAGGGCCTCTTCCATCCTGTCAAACCTCTGGACGAGGTGATTGAAACGCTCGGCGGCGACGGCGGCGTCGACCTCAAGTTTGGAGAGGCGCTGTTCGACCGTGTCCACACGCTTGCCCAGGCGGTCCTCGCCCTCGTAGACAGACTTCTCGTGCTGTTCGGACATGAGGCCCCCCACAAAAAATGCCGCTCGAGTGGCGGCATTTTTCGAAGTGGCAGGATTTTAAGTCGTCCCGTGGCTCGCCCGCATTACGGGCGCTTTTCGTACCTCTCAACCCACTCCTCGATGGTGCGGATCGACTTGCCAAGCGCCGCCGCAATCTGCGGAACGCTCATGTTTTTCAGGTACATATCGACGAACCTGTCATAGATGGTCTTGAAGCTGAACAGGGATTGCTTCCCCGTACTCAGTTCGATGATCCGAGCGATGTAGTAGTGCTTCTCCATCAACTCGTCTTCATCGCGCGTCTTTCCCATGCTCACACGCATGAGCATCGTCACCTTCCAGTCGATGCGCCCACCCGGCAATTCGTTGTAGATGCGGTCGTGAATGCTCGGAAGCTCCTCGGAACGCGCGTCATGCACACCCCCCTTCTCACGCGCCACATCCTCGTCCTCATAGAGCAGAGCCGTATAGAGTTGAGTTTCGACTGCATCCAACTGAGACGTCGAGCCCGCATAGGAGCCCAGACCACGGTCGCCCGGCTTGTTGCGGTGGTGGAGCAGGATGATGCTGATGCCCTTGTTTCGCAGCTTGATGAAGAACTGGTTCAGAGGCTTCCATTGCGAAGCGTCATTCTCGTCCAGTGTAGGGAAAGCCGAGCGGATCGTGTCGATCACGATGAGATCGGGCCGCACCTTCATGATCATCCGGTACAGCCGCTTCCGGTTCTCCTTGCTGTCCAGCGTCATCGGGACGTGGCGAGACATGGACGCATTGTAGGTCACAACGTTCTCGACATGGGTCGGTCGCAAGGGGCCGATCAGTTCTGAGTTGTCGTGGATGCGGTTGCGGATCGTTCGCTTCCCCTCCTCGTAGTTCAGATACAGAGTCCGGAAACGACGCATCACCCTGAACGGGCCAACCCTGCGACGGCCTGCGGCTGTCGCGTGTGTAATCAGTTGCACGAGAGTCGACTTCCCCTGCCCCGTGTAGCCGCTGATATGGACGATATTGTCCTTCGGGATGATCGGCTCAACGAGAAACTCCGGCTCATAATCAGCCAGCAGGTCGGAAACCTCAGACAGCGTGTGTAGGTCAAGATCATCTTCCTGCTCAGGCTCTCGAGGTGGCTCCTCCATCGCCGCTGTCGCCGGGTTTCGGTGTGGTATGTAGTTACCGCATTCATCAAATCGCTCGGGATGGTTCCGGCGCTCCATGTCCTCGACCGACCGGCAGGTCGCACGCCACTCCTCGTCCTCGAGGCGGTCGACGAAGAAGGTGTCCATGAAGTGCAGGACGCGCTCATCCAGCTTTTCGCCCCAATACCCCGCGCGAACCTGCTCGCTCGCGTACATTAATACGCGCTGGTTGCGGTAGTTGCCCTGCCCTGTCGGGATTTTTAGCGTCGCAGAGTAGTTCTCTGCCACATACTGAGAAGTCCGTTCCCATTCGGAACGGTAGTCGATGACATCGACACCGGTCAGGTCAATCGGACCATCACTGGAAAGGCCAAGAGGGAGCGGGGCGGAGGCCGCGCCAAGATACTCTCGAGGCGTGGAGTCAAGCGGCCACCCCTCCCACACTGGCCATTCGTCCAGTTCGTCTAGACCGACATCGGTGTCGAAGATCCACTCGTACCCACGAGAAGGGGCGATGACCGCATAAGAGCCATCGCCCCGGAAGTCGAGCCCATCGAACTTGGGCCAGTCATGCCCGCGTGAATTACTCCCGGCACGGGGGCGAAACTCCTGCCCGCCCGGATGCCTGAAAAAAAGGTGCATGCCGTTCTTGGTCTTGGCCCGGATGGGCGACCACACACCGCACCGAAGGCAGAAATCAATCGCCTCCTGATTATCGCAGTCGACGACAACAATTCCCGACAAGGTGCCCGTGATCAGGGCCAGCTTGACCTCGTCCGGTGGGATACCCTCCCTTTCGGCCAGACATTGCCAACTTTCGACATCCGCTTCAGTTGGCAACTCTGTCTGGAAACGACGCCACCTGACCATCGCCTTCTTGGTCTTCGGCGAGATCGGAATGACGGAAAAGCCCCGCTCCAGGTATTCGTGGGCTGCGTAATCAAGAACACCTACCGCTCTGGTTCTCTCCATTTCACGTACCCGTTCAAGTCGATAGAGGGAAACTCCCCCTTAAGACGAGCAATATGCTTGCTCGCCATCCGCCCTCGATTGATCCAGCCATAGATAGCAGGGCGCGTGGTTCCAGTGACACGCGCGACCACGGATGGACCGCCGCAATCGGCGATGAGAGCGCGAATGTCGAAGTAGAACATCCCCATCTTCCCTTTTCGCGTTGACACCGCCGTAACGTCTTATATACACCTAATTGACATCCGACAACGGGAAAGGCCGTGGCCATGGAAGATGCGTTCGCCGAATTTGCGGATAAAATGTCGGGCCTGAAGGACGGGGATCAGCAGGGGAAGCTGTTCTCCAGAACAGATGGCGATCTCGAGATCAAAGAGGGAATGTCAGTCGACGATCTCGCGGACATGTACGAGACGATCTGCGAGCGCTCGAAGATGCTGACGAAGGCGAAGTCCTACATCAAGGCGTACCTGATGGCTCTCGCCGATGCCAACGGAATACCCGGAGCACCGGGGACGGTTCATGTCACTGGCAACCGAAAGGATGTGGCCGTCACGAAGCAGGCCAAGTTGGCCTTCGATGACAACGCCGCACTGACCGACATGGCCAATGGGGCGAAGCTGCCCATCCAGCCGAAGCAGAGCTTCGGTCTGACGGACGCGAAAATCCGCTCCCTCAATGAAACGCTGAATGCCGACGACCTCGTCAAGATCGCGAAGTACGTCAGCGTGAAGGGTGAAAACGTCACCATCTCCATCGAAAACAAGTGAGGCGTCATGCCACCTGTCTTCAAGCCTCGAAACACAGAGGCAATCGGCCACGATGAGCCGACCAAGACACTCGTCGTGGCCCACCATGGGTTCGGAAAAACCACACAATGCGGATACATGCAGGACCACTTCGGGCCGGGCTTCATCATCAGTGGTGAAAGCGGGCTCAAGTCGATTGCCGACAAGAAGATCGACTACCTGCACTTCAACTCATGGGACGAGCGGGACGAGGAAGGAAACTCCAAGGACACATCCTTCAAGGGCATCGTCAAGTTGATGTCCACTCAGGAGTTCCGCGACGCGGGATACAAGTGGATTGCCATCGACAGCCTTACGGAGATGAGCGATCAGTGTTACCGGCACTTCGAAGCGCAGGAGATGCGCGCGCGAATGCAAGACCCGGACAAGAAGAAGGACGGGTTCGCAGTCTGGAACAACTACAATTCGGCGATCATTGGTGCCCTCAAGTGGGTGCGAGACCTGAACTATCACGTTCTGGTGACATGCCTTGCGGCGGAGGAAACCGACGAGAACGGGGCCGTTGAATACTGGCCATCCGTTCAAGGGCGGAAGATCGCGAAGCAAATCCCCGGCATGTTCGACAACGTCCTGTGTGGCGTGCGTGCGTCCGAAATGGACCCGGCAACGAACCGGCCCAGGATCAGCCGACAGTTCATCACGGATGAGTTCATGGGGTGGCGCGGGAAGGTGCGCGACCCGTTCAAGCGCGTCGATATCGTGGAGAAGACATCGAACCTCTGCGACATCCTCGAGAAGATTTCCAAGCCCAAGGAGGACTGACCATGGCTCTCTCGAACCTCGATCTGACCAATGATGAACTCCAGTCGTCGCGCATTCTGCGACCCGGACGCTATCGCGTCATTTCGCGCGATGCGACCTACGAGGCGAAGGACGCACAGAGGGAAGCGGTCATCGTGACCTTCGACGACATGGACGGCCAAGGGTCCATCACGCACTACTTCAATTACCGAAATCCGAATGAGGATGCGACCCGCATCGGACGAAGCCAACTCAAGACGTTCCTCACCCACGGGAAGCACCCGGACCCGAACAGGCCGAGCACAACCGCGAGCATGGTCGGGCTGAAACTGGTGATCACCGTCGAGAAGAATGGGACGTATGTGTCCAGCAAGTCCGGGAAGACCCTCGACAGGTATCAGGTCAGCCAGTTCCAGCCGTACACGGAAGATGGCTCTTTCGGCCCCACGGAAGCGCCACAAGCCAAGGCGGCGTCGGGAGGAGTGGTGCAGTCGGGCGTCGACAGCATGGACGATGAAATCCCATTCTGATGGTCGATCTCGCAGAGAAAATCCTGAAGGCCATCGACGATCAGGAGCGGGCCAAGCCAAGGGAAAAGGCTCGCTCCTACATCGGGGCCAGTATCGTTGGCGGGGAATGCAGCGCATTCCTCGCCTTTTGCTTGCGAGGCTTTCCGGACAACGAGATCGAGCCGCGCCTCAAGCGCATTTTCCAACTTGGCCACTACCTCGAGGATCGCGTGGTCGCGGACCTCAAGGCCGCTGGTATTTCAGTGGTCGAGCGCGACCCGATGACCGGACGGCAATGGACCTACGAAGGGTTCGAGGGGCATGTGATAGGGCACGCTGACGGGATCATGGAGTTAGAGAACTCCGAGATCGCCGGAGTCGAGATCAAGACGATGGGCCAACAGCCATTCGACAAATTCAAATCGGATGGCGTACTCGTGAGTCACCCGAAATATTTTGCTCAGGTCCAACTCATGATGGGACTCTCCGGAATAGAGTCCTTCGTCGTGATCGCATATTGCAAGAACAACTCCGACTACCATGCCGAGGTGGTTCGGAAGGATGAACTGTATTTCTCGTACCTGACCGCCAAGATCGAGCGCGTCATGAGGGATGAAGACGTTCGTCGAGCGGCAGCCGACGCCAGTTCCTTCATGTGCCGCTTCTGCAACAAGAGTGAGGCGTGCTGGAGCGGGAAAACACCGGGGCCGAGATGCGCAAACTGCGCACACTCGATCCCTGGCCTGAATGCTGGCTGGTACTGCCGCCTGCACAAGCGCGATTGCCACGATGTGTGTGGTGATTACCGTGCGTGGGAGCCAAGGTCAGCCTAATCACAAATAACGGTGTGACCGTAGTCGATACAATTCCTGGACCGCCCAGAGTTCGGCCCAATCCATGACGGCTCGACAGTGAAATGCCGAGGATATTGCTGCTGCGATTGCTGTCGCTGTCGCTCCAGCGGATCTCGGTAGTAAGGGTCAGGCTGCGGCGGTGGGGGTGGGACGTTGCGACCCGTCACGCTATTGAAGGCGCGGCTGTAATTGTCCCCAAACGAGGATTGGGCCAAGGCGGCGGCGCTCCCAAGAAGGAGCGCGACAATCGAAAGCGCTGCGATCTTCATCAGAACCTCCCGTGATCTCCCAATTCTGGTGGCAGCGCCCACGGGATGCAATCCGGCCTATTCCGTATCGCGTGTGTAGTCGATGAAGTCGAGCGTCGATGGGTCGATTTTCGCGGACTGACGTTGTCGGGTTCGCTCAGCCTCTCCCGCCGCCAAATCAACCATCATCTCCCGGACGGGCTTCACACCGCCAAGGACGGGCACGCGCTCGGCAATGGAGCGAACGCCACGCCGCTCGGTGGAGTTGCTATCCGGGGTGCGGTCGAGAAGAGCATCAAGCCCCCCAGAGGCCACGTTGAACGCCCCAACGCCAGTGGAGACGGACGGCCCGAAGAGGGTCGAAGCCACCCTCACCTGGCCATAAGCCCCATTGTCCGTCTGAGACACGACGTCGTGGATCATCTCGAGGAGAAGGCCGAACCCTGCTGCGTGCGTGAAGCCTTCGACCACCCAACCGGCGTACATGTCGATGGTCTCATCGTCCATCGGCTCCGACATGAGCGGGTTCCAGTCAGAGAAACGACGCTCTCGAAGAGCAAAATCGGGATCATCCCGCTCGCCACCACGCCCCTGAACAATGTCCTTCACAGCCAGGGAGCCCATGCCTGCGGCAGGAGCGGCTGTGAGCAGCCACATGGCGCGGCGCAGATCGCCCGTCCCCTTCAGGTTGCTCGGAGGCTTCTTCCCAAGCATGTCGTAGAGGGCCAGCTTGACGTCATCGACGATGATCTCCTTGGACATCCTCATCATCATAAGGGGGAAGGACTTGAGTTGGAAGATCATCGCCCCGAGCGGCGTCTGACCCCAGATCGGAATGTCTGCCGGGTTCGGAGCGAAGATGGACTCGTCGGCAAACTTGATCACGGCAACACGGGCGGCGTCGCTGTCGGCAATACCGATGGCCTCGTTCGTGTAACGCCCCTCGAGAACATCCGGACTGTCGATCATGGGGGCGCTCCGGTGGGTGAAGCCCTCCAACCCATAGTTCTTGAGTGTGCGGTAGGCGCGCTTGACCTTCGCGGGCTGCTGGTGGAACGGGACACCATCGACCCAGGCGTCGTGAGCCTTTTTCTGAGCCGCCTTGAACGTCTCAATGGCGACCGCACCAGCGAAACGACGGTTCACATCCGTCCAGGGAGTCAGGCCAGTTGCGTTGAAAAAGGCGTTGGTGAAGCGACCATCTGATGCTCCCCACATGTAGGCCAGCCTGTCGTGCAGGATCGACTCCCCCGCGACACCAATGTTCTCCAGCATCTCCCTGTAGACGGGATCGCTGGCGAAACGCCTGAGCGCCTTCGCATAAGCACTCATGTTGCCAGAGCGGATGAGCGGGAGGACGGGGTCGCCAAGTGAGGTCAGCGTCGTGAAGCCAAGGAGGGTCACGAGGTTGAAGTTCCGCATGCCACGCGAGAACTTCAGCATGCCCTCATGGTCGGACAGCGTCTTGCGGTTAGACACCTTCATCAAGCGCTCGATGAAATGGGCCGCGTCGTTGGTGATGAGGTGCGGGTCTCCATCGAAGTCCGAGAGCGCGGCGAGGATCGCCTCGACGCGACGCTCGTAGAACAACGACGGCTCCCCATTGGCCTGATCGACTGGCTGGTACTTCATCAGGATATTGCGGGCGACCGGCTCTCCGAGCCCTGGGTCGGCAAGAGCCTCTTCCACCTCCCGAATGACCTGAGCCGCCTCCTGCTCCTTCCCCTCGAAGGGCATGTTGAAGGTGTCGAGGAAGACGACCTCCTCCATGTTGCCGCTTTCGTCGCGCGCACGTTTGGTGGATTGAAACACCTTCTTGGTGGTCAGGAGTTGAACCGCACCTGCTGTGCCATCCTGCATGACCTTCAGGTAGTCATAAGCCCCATGGGAGCCGATGCCGAAAGTCTCGATCTGGTGGATGCGACGACCAGCCTGATCGTAATACTTCACCATGACGGCCTCGAGGTCGTCTTCGAGGAACTCTCGCAGGGCCATGCTGGTGTCGGAGTTGTCCAGGCGGATCGCGCGAGAGCCATCAAGGTTCTCGGCTGCCGAGTTTCTGGATGCCCCACGGCCCGGCACCATCAGCCCTTCACTCTCGTCGTCGAGGATTTTCAGGACAGTGCGGCGAGCAATCTCCTCAGTCTCCTCGCGGCCAAGGGGGTTGCCCTCGCGGAGCGAGGCATCAAGGAAGTGATCCCGGAGAAGAGACGTGAAGCGCTCGCGGTCCTCGGTCGACTTGTGGATCTTGTGAACGCTCCACAATTGCGGGAAGTAGTCCTTGATGAACCCGATGCGGGGGTCGATGCGACGCATGGCATCGTGCGTCCTGGCCAGGTGATCCGCAATGGCCTGAGCCGCACGTTGCTCTTCAGAGGACATGGCGTTCCAGTTGCGCTTGTTGCGCTGAGGATCGACAGAGCCACGCTGCGACAGCCAGCGGAAAATTCGCTTATGGCTTTCAGGCTGGTCAGCCCCGAATTTCCTCGTGCCAGCCGCATCCGCTGTTGCGCGACGATACCAGCGATGGAGGGCGTGCTTCACGCTACCGCTCGAGTCAGGGAGCGTGCGCAGGATCTTCAGTGGCCCCTTGTCCTGAAGCCCACCATGCAGAAGACGGTTGGTGATCTGCGTCGAGCGCTGGAAGTAGGTGTCGAACTTCCCGGCGAGCCAGTGGGCATTGAAAACACGGAGCGTGTTGGGGTTCGAGCGGAAGACGCCCTCGGCGAAGTTGCCAATGGCGCGGCCACCGGGGAGCATGTCGAGCATCCCGCGAACAAGGCCACGGTTGCCGTTGTTTTTCGTAAGGCGAATGACCGCCCTCTGGTCGGCATCCGAAGGCGCGCGCTTGCGGACGAAATTCCCGATAGCATGCTGGACATCGCGCAGAGGCTCCGCCTTCGAGATCGAGGAAAGGATGATCGTCGCCTTCGCGTCGTCAATGCCAGACGCATCGCCGTCGACCGTCCTGTTCAGGACAGGGCCAGACGGGCGGATCGGGGTGCCGGTCGGGTGAGCGAACTCCTCAAAGAACTCCGGTTCAGCCGTGAGTTTGACATCGGATGGGTCGAAGAGAACCGTGCTGTCGATAGCGTTGAACCCACGGTATCCAGACGCCCGGAACAGGTTCGACGCAGCGGTGCGGCTCGTGGCTTTGGAGAGACGCTCATAAAGCAGGTAGTTCGTCGGGAGCGTGTCGATCTCCTCAGCCTGATCGCGCACCATGGCGGCGAATGACTCGAGGGCCTTCGTCATCTTCTGAGGTGCTGTGCCCTTGTACCGTCCGGACGCAACGGTTTCGAGGAGGAGCGAGACGATCTTCGGATACCCATCTTCACTCAGCGAAACCGGAGCGCCGAGGTCGAGGAGGCTCGTCGTCCGGGCAATGACCGGAACAACGTAGTCGTCGTGGAGGACATCCTTTAAGTCCTCCATCAGGGCGGCTTCACGGTCGAGAGCGTCCGAGATAGACTTGGAGGCGGACGGCCCGGTGCCACTCGATGCCTTGTTCAGAAACTCCCTTGTCTCCTGAAGCAAGCGGATCTTTTCAGTGACTTCGCCTGTCACAACAGCGTCATCACGCAGGAGCGGAATGGAGTTCGAAGGGACTGCCTGAAGGTAGACGCCAGGGCCGAACTCCTTGTTCATCGAGACGATGGATGGAGAGTCTGTCTTCGCGGCCTTGGATTTTGCCGAAATCCGGTAGAACATGACAGGGGCGGTCTTCCCCGAAATGTCCTCTCCAGCGAACAGGCTCATCTCCCGCTTCCGGCTCGGGGGAGCGGACATGACGTCATCAATCGCGAAGCGCGCTTGCCCCGGCGTCAGAATGTTGTTGGCCGGAAGATAGGCTCGAGGAACAAGATCGCCGCTGAAGGGGTTGCCATACCAAGTCAGACGGGCGTTCGTTTTCGCGACGGGCTCCGACATCAGACCGTTGGCCATGTAGCCGACGCGGTCGATAATGCGGCTGATGAAATCATCAGGGGAAGAGGCATTGCCAGACGAGGGAGCCATCGGAGGAAGCGGGGCGGCCTCGTTCATACTGTTGTGAAGGCGGTGATGGACGGCCTTGCGAACCCACATGTCGGCAACGGAAATCGCTTCCTCCGGGTTCTCTCGTGCGATGTTCCGAGCCTCCTCCGGAAAGAACGAAGTGACCTGCTCGACCCAATTGTCCCCATCCAGTCGCGCGGCGATTTCCGAAAGCCGGTTGATCGCCTCCGCGCTGTCCCCATTCCTGCCGCTCAGACCGGAACCAATCTGCCGGAAGGTTTCGACGAAGCGCTTGTGCGCCTCGTTGCCAGTCGCGACGAAAAGGCCGTCGACGAATGGCTCGCTCTCGAAGCCAAGGAGGTTCTTCACACGTTCAGCATCGAGCGGATCGCCCTTGTCGGCAAGGTTCAGGAAGCGAAGGGCAGCCTTGCGGGCTGTATATTCCGTTCGCTTCTCCCGATGAGCGATGGAGATCAAGACCTGGCGCGTGCTCTGGTCGATATTGCCAGGGACGCCGCGCTCGGAGGATGCAAAAGTGTCGAAGGATTTCTCCCGCTCAATGGCGTCGAGAACGGTCGGCTCTGCAAAGGAGATGATCGGATTGCCATTATTGCGAGAAGCCAATTCAAGGGCATAGGCATCGACATCCTCATCGCCAAGACGGAACGCCTCATCCACCGTGGCCACCAGATCGTCGATATCCTGAATGGAAGCGCCCTTCCGGAGTGGAGCACCATCCTTCATGTAAGGATTGATGATGACCTTCGTTCGCTTCGCTGTTTCCAGCGCCTCGGCATAACGATCCGCCTGATCCGTTTCATTGGCCTCGATGACACGTTCGAGTTCGGTTTCAGACATTGCCGTAGCCGAAGTCATAGACTGTGCATCGGAAGCTGGACGGATCGGTGCGGTCTTCCGTCCAGTGTTCTGGACCGCCACCTCATCGACCTTCTTGCGACGACGGGCGCGGACCTCGGCAGCACGCTCACGAAGGCTCTTCGAGGCCCTCTCCATGTGCTCGACTGTCGTGCGCCCCTCCTGAGCAAGCCTCACCTCGCGCTCGGAGCGACTCTCGGCACGCTTGAACTCCTCAACGGTTTCCGAAGAGATCTCGATTGTAGCTTCGCTCCCGTCGATCTTGGCAATCGCGAAGCGTCCAATTTCGGGGCTGTCCTCGAAGCCAATGACACGAGCCACGAAGTCGTCGGTCTTGTGCAGGAAAGGGTCGCCGATCCGGACGTCATGGAACTTCTTCCGGTCGTTCCCGATGACGGCGACCTTCGCATCCTTCGCATCCTTCGTGCGGTCAAGGTACTTCTTCTCGAGAGAGGCAGGGGTGTATTTCGCGCGAGCGCCATTGCGCTCGAAGGACGTATCGAGGGACTTGTGCGCAAGGTTTAGCCAGTCGGACAGAGAAGACCCCTCGGCGCGCTCACCAGACCCGACCTTCTTCTTCCCATACAGGAAAAGCTCCATCAGGCGGTCGGCGACCTCCTCGGGCCTCGCGCCGACCTTCAGGCTGTCAGAGTCAAGATCGCGCACGCTGGCGGCAGCATGGTCCAGGGCGTTCGAGTTCTTCTTGGTGAAGGGGTCTTTCGTAACCTCCTTGGCATCCGAAATACCAACGACCTCACGGCCCGCAAGAATACGGGCGATGTCGTGCGCCTTGTTCCGGCCATGAGCGGCGAGGCGGTTCTTGCCGCCAGCATGGTAGGCATAGAGAACACCAGCCTCGCCATACTGCGATTGCAGGGGAGTTCCGGCGCGCTCTGCCGCGCGCCTCATGATCGACGCCATCTGCTTCTTGGAGAACGTCGAGCCATAAAGATAGGAGAGGGTCTCCTTCGCTGCCTGAATGGCCTTGTCCGGGACATCCCGATTGGCAACGGCATCGTCCCAAAGCTCATCCAAATATTGGAGCCGTCGAGAGTGGTTCTTCAAAACTCGGACGTAGGACGCGCGCTCTTCCGGAGCGAGTTCGAGAAGCTCCTCCTCCGTGTAGTCACGGACCCAATTCTCGATAGGGCCAGTGCGGCGCTCCCCGTCCTTCTTCTCATCGGAGTTCAGACCAGGCTTGACCTTCTTGCCCGTGCGGCGATCTGTCGACGGTGACGGCGGAGTCGGAGTGTCGTCCACGTCATCCGTTGTATCTGCCGCGTCGGGAAGCGCGTCGCCAGCGCCAGAGGCAGAGTCGAGCTTGCGCGCCTCGATCTCCGCCATCTTGCGCTTTCGCTCGGGGAGCAACCTCGCGAAGTGCGGGACCAGATCAGGGTCGATGGAAGTCTTGGCGAAGAAACGGTCGAAGACCGCCTTGATGTAGTAGGTCGCCTTCTGCCAGATCGAGCGCTGAGCATCTCCCCGGACTTCACGAGTGGCCCACATTGCGAACTGGTTCGCGAGGAACTCGGCCGGGCTGTCGAGAGCGTTCAGAACGCCAACCGCACGCCCATTCACCGCCTCGATGGGAGAGCGCTTAAAGACATCCAGCGGAGAGAAGACGCCATTGGCGTCATAGTATTTTCCGAGCGACTCCATGACGGATGCCTTGTCGGCATCCGACATCACATGAACCCACGCCCAATGGAAGATCTCATGGAACAGCGTCGCGGTCGGCGGCGTATCGCCCTTGGCAATACGCGACGTGTTGAAGGAGACCTGCCCAATGCGGTCGCCACGAAGCCCGCCAGTGGCCGTTTCCGCCGCCGCCTTCATGGACGCATCCTGAGCGAACCGGGGGAGTGCACGGGAGGCCAGTCGGTCGACGAACTCCTTCGCGGTCTTGACCTGCTCAGAGCCGAATGACGAAAAGATCAACTCGATCTCGGCAAGGGCAATGGTCCTGTCAGCCTCGGGCAGAGCAACCCCATAAGGAGCCAGTCGAGAACGCATCTCGGTGAGGCGCTGGACGAGGGCCAGTAGCTCACGCTGCGCGTCAAGCGAGGTCGGCCACTTCGACATGAACTTGTGAGCACCCTTCAGACGACGATGCGCCCCCAACTCGATGTTGGTCAGAAGGCGCTGGATCGTACGCCCATTCACACCCCCGCCACTTGCGCGAAGGCCGTCGATGTAGGCGACCGCATCACCGCTCTTGACCTGGAGGCCAGCGGCCACACGAAGCGTACTCCAGTCTTCCTCCGTGAGCTTCTCCGGCGAGAGTATCGCGGACTCGAAGTCCGCGAAATTCATCGCCGTGCGCTCCTCGTACCTGGTGATGGCAGGCGTCTGAGGTTTGCCTGACGACGCAGCCTTCTTCCCAACTGCGGTGTTCGGGGTGTCAGGATCAACGTAGGTGGCCGTCCAGTCCTCGAGATCCTGCTTCGTGCCAACAAGATCCTGAGCCGTACGCTTCGCGTCGATGTCGGACTTGCTGGCAAGAATTGTCAGGCTCGGGTCCTTTTTCAAGGTGAGGAGAAGGCGACGACCCTGATCGTCGACAAGATCAGGCATGTCGATGGGAGTATCAACGGATGCCATCTTGCGCTCGGCGCGCTTCACACGCGCGAGCATCTTCTCCACGCTGATCTTGCCAGCCGCGTAATCGTCGAGGGCCTTCTTCTGGATGTTGCGAACGCGGTTCTGCTCGGTCGGAGCGGCCCGGTTCACCTCGTCGAGAATGTGCTTAGGGGCCTTGGTGGGGGACTCCAGACCCATGGCCGAATAGACGTTCCGCCAGTTCTTGAAGACCTTCCCGTTGGGCGAAACCCACAACATGGAGCCGCTCGGGGAGACCTTAGGGCTGTCGACCGTCTTCGTCTGGCGCGTGGCGATGAACGCCGCAGGCAGATCCTTGCTCTGGGCGATCACATTCGCTTCGTCGCGCGTCGCCACATTCTGGTAGTTGGCCTCGCTCTCGGTCGGGGCCATGCCCCGATCCGTCGAATACTCTTCGCCCGTCTCTTTCGATGTGTAGGAACGGCCAGGGCGCATGAAGGACTGGATGTTCTTCTGCGTGTCCTCGGTCGCATAGATGGACTTGCGCTCGATGGAACTCTGCGCGGAGCGCGTGCGGCCAGTGTCCGAGACGGATGCCGCGCGCTCGACCGCCTTGGTCGCCCGGTCGCGAGCAATGATCTCCGGCATGTCCGGATTGTCCCGCATCGTCTCCATCGTGAGACGCTCAATCTTACGGGCCTTCTCGCGAGCCAGACGCTTCTCGGTCTGCTGGCGCTCGTACTCCGCCTTGCTCAACTTGATTGGCGCAGAGCCCTCCTCGACCCCCGCTTCCTTCGCAGAGCGCACGTAGCGCTCGATCTTGGCGTACTGCTTGGCGTCATCGGAAACGCCGAGTTCTTGCGCGACCGCGCGTGCGATCATCGACGGGTCGTCGCGGAAACTCGCACGGATTTCCTCCGGCATCTCGTCAAGGCGCTCAACCAGTCGCTCGGTCGTGGCGCGGACGTTCGTGGCGAAGTCCTCCTCCGCAACACGCTCAGGGGTTTCCTGAGCCAGATACTTGCGGATATCGCCCTGAGTGACCTTCCCATCCTTGCCAGTGGGCGTCACATCATCGAGGTCGACAAGGTTCGCATCGGCAAAACGACGAACCTGTTCGCGGGTGACACTGGATGTGGTCGCCTTGGGGGGCACCTCGGGAGGGATAACGCCAGTGGGGGCAGCCCCGGCCTCAGCTTCGGCACGCTCAAGCTCAGCGAGTCGGGCGACAAAATCGTCGAGCGTTCCAGCGTCATCAAGACCTTCATCGACAGGCGTGGAGTCAGGAACTTGTTCGGTGACTTGTTCGGTGGGCCGCTCATCTGGAGCGGTTACACCTTCCTGGGAACCCGTGCCTCGCGCCGCCTCAGTGGGCGCTTCAGTCGGCGCTTCAGCACCCTCCCCCTTGGCGGTCGTACGCGCGGCTTGTCCACGACGCGGCTCACCCCCCTTCTTCGCTTCCTTCTGCTGCTCGGCCTGCTGCGCCTTCTGCTGCTCGGCCCGCGCCTTTCGCTCCTCAAGTCTCTGGCGGATGAATGCGCCATAGTCCTCCGGGACAGTCTCCGTCAGGAGCGCGTCCAGCATGGCCATGTCTTCCTCGAAGACGCCAGCCCGCTTGCGGGCGCGCTCGAGAGCATCCAGCTTATTGCTGCCCTCATCCTTGATGATCTGGGCAAGCTCGTTCTCGGTGCGCTGCTGGAACTCGAGGGCCATGCGAACGTTGGCGAGACGGCGCTTCACCTCGTCGAGATAGTCCGGGTCGGCGTCAGCCTCCTCGCCAAACTCGACCTGACGCCGGTATTCGTTGAGAAGCTCACGCAGCTTGGCCTGATGCTGTTTCAGCTTGAGACTGTCTGCCTCGCGGGCCTCGGCGGCAGCGCGTTCCGCCTCCATCTCCGCAGTCTGCTCGGGCGTCAGATCCTCCTGAGGGGCATCGGAACGCGAGGCCAGGACGGCAGGAGACGGGGGGCGCTGGTTCTGGACGACCTGCCTGACCTCGCCCAGCGTCATGTCCATCAGTTCAGTGGGGCGATAGCCAAGGTCGATGGCCTGGTCATATGCCTTACTCGCCTGGGAGCGGCCAATCGCACCGCCCGCAGCGCCGAGGATCGAGCCGACACCGGCACCCATCAGAGCACCAAGGGTGACATCCTCAAGGACAGCCATACCCGAGACGCCGTCCTGAAGCCCAAGCTCGGATCGCATCGACTGTTGACCAACAGAGGCAAGACCCTCCGCCGCGCCGCTGATCAGGCCCTCGACCTTCGCGCCGTGGAGCGCACCCTCCTTCAGGGCGCGACCAACGGTGAAAGACTCCCCAAGAGAGCGCGCGGCCAGGAGGCCCTTGCCCACTTTCGCCGATGCGCTAACAGCAGGGATGACGTTGAGCGGGTCGGTAATGACGCCCTCGGCAATTGAGGGTACGGCAGACAGGCCGCGCCCCCCCTCGGAGAACATGCCGGGGTATTTTTCGGAAACCTGCTGAAGGCGCGCGAGCGCCGCCTTGCGCTCTTCGGAGGAGTTGGCTGCGTCCGCGAGAGAGCCAGTCGCACCAACGAAGTTGCCAACGGAGTTGAAGGTGCGCCTGTTGAAATTGTCGAGAACGAGGTCGCGAAGCTCCTCGCGCGTCTTTCCCTCGGCATCAACCCCGAATGCGGTTCGAACGTCCTCGAAGAAACGAGGGTCGTTCATCAACTCATCAGGGATACGGGCGCGTTCTGTGTAATCGCCCGGATCAGATTGCACACTTTGGCTGGGCTGCTGCTCCCGGAGTCGGCGACGGTATTCGCTGACGGATACACCTGCGGCTTCGGCAGCGCGGGAAAGCGCAAGAAAATCTTCGGACAACGGGAGGCTCCATCGTTGTGTGATTTTGATGGAGGCTAGGTACGAGACAGAGTCCTGTCGTCCTATTGGTTCCTTCCACCCCCGCCGCGACGCTCGATCCGTTCGCGATCAGGAGTGGCGCGAAACCAGCCGCCAAGAGGGATTGCATCCTGCCTCTCAGCCCCGCCGCCACGCTTGTCCATCCGGTCCTGTCGACGCGCGTCGATATCGGCCTCCCGCTGACGGACGGCTTCCGCATCGCGCGCTTCAAGGGCTTTTCTGATTGCGACCTCTTTCGCGTCAGCCGCCTCACGGAGACGCTGGATCTGCTGCTCCGCATTGGTCATGGTGGTGGACACAATGCGGTTGAAGCGATCATCGTCCCAGACGCCGCCGACCTCGGACTGCCACATGTTGCGGTGCTTGCGAGCAAAGCTGGCGTTGTCCAGATAGGCTTCGAGTTCACGCTCCATGCTGTCAGCCATTTTGCGAAGCTGATCCACCGCCTCGGGCGTCGCCGTCGCTGTCCTGGTCGATTGGGAAACCATGTCGCCCATCATGGAGACAAGGTTGGAACTGATGGCCTCAAGACCGTTGATGTAGGCGTCGGCGGGCATGTTGCTCTTGGGGAGTGTGTCACGCTGGCGCATCAGGCGAGACTTGGTCTCTCCGATCTTGCGGAGACCTGCCGTGGTGCTGATGTGATTGTAGATCCCCGCAACATCCTGCGGTTCGATGCCAGCGTCGCTGAGAGACTGCTCGGTGATGGCACCGAGAATGCGCATGCGCGCGCCGGAGTCGGAGACGATATCGAAATCATTCGCCAGGCTCGGGAGAACTTGGGCAACGGCGGGGCCGTAGTCGCCAGAGAGGGCGTCACCCTTGGCAACCGCCTCGGAGATGCCAAGGACAATACCCTTCGCCCGCTCGCCAAGCTCCGAGAGGCGCGTGTCGACGAAGCCGTCGCGGAAAGCGGAATAGCCAACGCGCGCCTTGTTCTCGCGGGCCGCAACAATCTCGTTGATCGTGGCCTCCACCTGATCGGGGCGGAAATCGTCGAGAGACAGATTGGGGTTCTCAAGGCGAAGACGGTTCGCGAGGGCTGCACGAACTTCAGCAAAACTCTGCCCACGCGTGCCAAAGACCATGTCAGGGTCATTGACAAGGCTCGACGCGGCGGATTTGAGGATGTCGCTCTGTTTTCCGAGGTTGGCACTCATGAGCCTCGCACGCTCGCCAGCCTCATAGGCGCGCAGTTGGCGCATCTGCTCCGGAGACAGTTCGCGGCCAGGTTGGTAGGGGTCGGTGCGACCAGACCCCACCCACACCTTGGCATTCTCCCGCTCTGCGTCCAGATCGGCGTCAGCATATCCCTCCGCCTCCTGCTCACGCTGCTTGAGGGTCCAATCGCGGTCCTCTGCCTTCTGCTCGGCGGTTCGGCGAGCCTCCGCCTGCTTGGCCTCGAGGCTCCTGATCAGACCCGTGCGCTTGAGTTCGAACTGGTTCGCTGCCTCCCCAAGAGGCAAAAGCGGCTTGTAAGCGCGAAGTCCTTCAAGGTCGCCGCTCTCGTAAAGATCGTTGAGAGTGGCGCGCTCCGACTCGAAATTGGTGGCTGCGGATTTCAGCCGCTCAGCCTGAAGCGTCGCCTCCACCTGAGACTGGATGCCCTGAATGACGCCGCTCGGAGCGTTGGGCAGGACTGACTTGATGTCGAAGCTCGGGTCCACACGCATGCGATTGATGATCGAGGGGGTATAGTCGTTGACCAGCTTCATGCGCTGCCGCTCGCGGATCGGAGACAGACCCTTCGGGTACATGCGGTGGAACATGTCTCGGATCTCCGGTGTGTCCCCCATCTGGCCGATGATCGTGTCGCGAATGGCCAGGTCGTTGTCTTCCTGGAGGACCATATTGTCGACCATGGACGCAATCGAGTTCTGAAGCGACGTTTGCTGCTGGGCGAACTGCGCACGCTCAAGGTTCAGAGCGCGCTCGCGTTCGCGTTGGGCTCTTTCGTATTGGTGGCGGAGGATCTGCTCAGACGTCACAGAGCCAGGGCGACCGCCCGTCACGCGGTTGAGTTGGTCGACCCACATGTCCCAGGTCGCGTCAGGGTTCGACTTGCGCCAAGCCTCGAAGGCTTGCGCGTTGTTGACGCGACGCGCCTGCGACTGCTGGAAGGCCGTGTTGTAGTTGGCCCAGAAGGAAGACATGGGAACCGCCCTCCTCAGATGTCACCGTAGGACCGCCTGTAGGGCGGTCGTGCCACGGGGGTGGGTGCGTAGGCGGGCGTGCCGACAGGGCCAGATGGGCGGGACCAGTTGCTGCCCCATCCACCCTCGGAGAGAAACCCATCGAGAGCGCCGCCAACGCCACCGAGAGTGCCGACACCCGCATTCATCATGTTGGAGGCATTCTGCGCCCAACTTTCCGGATTGTAATGGCCAGGGATGTTGGATTGGAGGCTCGCGGCATTGCTGAGGTAGCCTTGCGGGCTGGAAATATTCCACGCCGCAGGGCCGACTGCGCGTGTGCCAGCGTCATAGACAAACGCTTCCGCGACGGAGGGGGCCATATAGTTGGACATCCCGGAGCCAATGCCGCCCTGCGTGAAGGTCGCCGAGTTGACGGAGACAGGGGCACGGAAGTTGTTCGCGGACTGAACCCCGCGCGCCGACATGCCTGTCCCGATGGGAACCGGGGCCGAATAATCGTTCGCGGACCCGACGCCCGTATTGGCCTGTAGCATGGCTTCGATGGGTGCGAAGCGCATGTTCATGATTTCGTTCGCCGAACGGTCGCGGGCCTGGGCCATCGCGTTCCAGCCCATCATCTCGTTCTCATTCAGGCCAGTGATGTAGGACATCGCCTGCTGGATCGCACCAAGACGCGCACGCTCATATTCGGGGGCCATGCGCGCGCCGACATCAGCCCGCGCCGACTGGCCAATCGAAGAGTTCTCGAGGCCGCGCGTCATCAAGGACGCCTCGTTCTGAGAGGCAATACGGTCAACGGCACGGTCGACATCCTGCACGTTCAGAGCCTCGTAGCGTGAGAGCATCTGCTCGAAGTCCTCACGGCCAAGGAGGTCGGGGGCAACAAGTGGGCCGAGAGTCTCGTAGGCAGACTCGATCTCGGTGCTCATGTTGTCGAGACGGCGAATGATGTCGTCGCGGAAAGCCAGATCGTCGAAGCGCTCCTGAGAGGCCACGGTCTGAGCGCGGTAGAGTTCCTCGACTGCAAATTCACGCTCCAGACGGGCCGTGAGATCCTCCTCCGCCCGACGACGGAGATCCTCATCCCGCTCCCCCTCGGCAACCGCTCGGGCCTGCTCGAGTTGCGCAATCGCGAAATCACGCTCCTCCTCGGCAAGCTGAGTGTTGCGCAGGTATTGCTCAAGCATGAATTTCTGCTGCTTGGCCGCGTCCTTGTCGGCCCGGACCTGCCGGTCGATCTCGTAGGCACGCTCCCGCTTGGCCTGCTCGAGACGCTGCTCGTAACGGTCATTGCGGAGTTCGTATTCCTGGCGGGCGAACTCGGCATTCTCCTCGCGGATCATGCGGTTGTAGCGTTCCTGCTCCCGCTCGCGGCGAAGCTGGTCAAGGCCAAGGCCATAGTTGAGCACAGCCATGTCACGCTGATCGCGAAGAGCCTTTCGCCTCAACTGAAGCTCCTGCATCGCGATAGCGTTCGACTGGCTCGCCGCCGCGAACTGAAGCCCCGCACCAGCGAGGCCAAGGATTGCGCCAAAAGGCATGTCAGGTCAGAGCCTCAAGATGTTGCCAGAGAAACCGGAGCGCAGGTTCGAGAGTTCCTCCTCCTCCTCGATGCCAGCCAGAAGAGCCAGATACTCCTCCGGGCTTAGGGAACCGTTGGAGACACCCTGCAAGAGTTGCTCGGCAGTCTGTGTGGCTGCCTGCGTCGGCGTAGACGATGCAAGAAGGTCGTTCTGAAGGCGAGCACGCTCCGTGGCCAAGCGGTCCCTGTACTGAGCAAGCTCGTCCGTCGCCGAAGTCGCGCCATACTGGTCAATGAGAGCCTGAAGTTCCGACGCGCGAGCGTCATACTGATTGAAGTCCGACACGTCGTAGAAGGGCGTCCCGCTGAGCGCTTCAAGCTCGGACTGAAGATCCGACTCGATACCAGTGCGATAATCAGCCAGATCGTCCAGACGGCCACGGGTGGCGTTCAGGGCGCTCTCGAGATCAAAGCCGATCTGCTGAGCGTCCATGCCAGAGAAGCGGCCAAGGTTGCCCTGAAGAGACTGAAGGTCGGACAGAGCCGAGTTGAAGGCGTCTTCCTCGTAGAGGTTGGCCGAGTTCACACCGGAAAGAAGATCGTCGATCTGTGTATCGTAGCCAGACAGCGTGTTCTGGCGCTGAGCCAAAAGCTGGTCGATGGCCGACTGCGCACCCGTCAGGCGCTCGACCTCGTTGCCGAAGTCGAAGTCAAGTTCGGACGTGAAGTCGTTCAGGTCGTTCAGCCCCTCACGTGTCTGACGCTTCAGACTGTTCAGACGCCCGAGGTCGTACATGTCGACGGTGTCGAGCGTGTCCTCGAGGTTCATGGCAGCCTGACGCGCGGCATCCTGAGACATCTGGATGCGACGAAGCTCGGCCTGCCGGTCAGATCGAAGACCGGACAGGCGATCTTCGAGAGACTGGTAGTTGTTGAGCGAGTTCGTGAAGTCGAAGTCCAGTTCGGAGTCAAAACGGGACGCATCAAGCTGACGCTGGTCGATGGCCCGCTGGAGGTCCGTGATCCCCTGCTCGTCTGCAATTGTCAGGCCGGAGAACTGGTCGTCCAGCGTGTCATAGCCAGAACGGAGATTGTCCCGGTAGCCGGAAATCCGGTCGAGTTCGGTCTGACGACGACCGCGCAGATCGTCCAAACCCGAACGCGCCTGCGTCTCACGCTGCTGGAGCGTCGTGAAACCGCCAGGGTAGAGTTGGTCAAGAATGTTCGAGGTAAAGGTCGAGCGGCGCGTGTTGATGTCGCCAAGCGTCGAGGACAGGGCGTTCATCTGACCAACGTCACGGATCGAGAGGTTCTCGAGTTGATTGTTGACGTTGTTCAGTTCACCGAGAAGGCCAGTGCGGAACGCGCCGACGCGCCCCTCCTCTTGGGTCCGGTCCTCGCGCAGACGCGATAGGTCGCCAGCGTAGTCGGTCAGACCAGAGGTGATCGAGTTCTTGATGCGATTATCGACCTGCGTCAGCGTCGGGCTCTCGACAGTGACAGCGCCATATGGAGACTGAACGGAGGAACTCCATTCTGGAGCAGGCGTGTCGAACGACATGAGGTTCATCTGGTTCTGAAGACCAGTGAGTTCATCCTCGAAGGAGCCGAAGCGGTCGACATCGCGGATGGTGAGGTCGTCCAAGCGCCCACCAAAGTCGTTCACACGGTTCAGGTTCGTGCGCAGGAGGTCGTTGTGCCCCTGAACCTGGCGATTGTAGGCATTCGCTCGCTGCTGGCGATTGGCGGCCTCCGCTGCGGCAAATTCGGCACGCTCTTGCGTGTAATCGGGTTCAGGCGGGGGAGTCTTCGATCCCATCGGGAAGCTCCATCAGTCGAGAAACGGACACTCCCGACGAAGCATTCCGTAGACAATCAGGTCGTCCTCTCCCATGGGGCCACACTCGGGAAGGCAGCCGTGCTCACGGAAGCCCATCCCTTCGGCCAGCTTGCGGGCGCGGCGGTTGAGCTTGGGGGTGAGCGTATAGATGTAGCGCTTACCCAAGGTGTCGAAGAGAACCTCGGAGACCTTCCGGCAGTTGGCAGGTGTGCACCAGCGCGGGGATGCCGAATAGATGCCAAGGCCCGTAGAGTGCTCTTTCACATCGTGAAGGCTGATGCCGCAAATGAGTTCGCCGTCCTTGTTGACGAAGCCGAAGGCCATCTGGCCATCCTGCGGCGTCTCGTTGAGATTTTCCGCCACCCAATTGGCGACGAAGCCCGATGTGTCGCGGATCAGTTCCATCGTCACTCCAGAATTTCGACCGAGAAGGAGACCGACAAGGTGTTGGCCGAAGACGCCGAGGAGACTTCGACCGCCAGAATTTTGGAGGCCATCGTGCTGTCGATCTCGATCAGGGTCGAAAGGGGCTGGTCGAGAACGGTCGACGAGACCGCATAGACAGCGCCAACGAGGGTGCCCGCAACCTTCACCTGGATCTGACAAGAGCCAGAGGCCAATTGCGCGGAAATGCCAGTGAGGCGAATGCGCGTCTTGTAGGTGTTCGTCACCGTGTAGGTGCCGTTGGTGACAGCGCCGGATTGCTGAAGGAAGTAATTCATGGTGCCCCGAACCTCGGGCATCTGACCCTCCGGGATCAGGCCCGAAGAGTCGAGAGACGGGACACCGTTCGCCGCCCCCTTCTGGGTCACGGGGATCAGGCCGGAAAGGTCAACGTTGGACAGTTCGAGGTTCGTGCCCGTGCCATTGACGCGCAGATATTGAAGCGCATTCGTCGCATTGAAGGGCGGGATAGACGACTCCGGAGAGGTCGCGATGTACTGAATGCCATCATAGAAGCGAAGCACATTCGGCGTGACAGATGTATCCAGCCAGAGATCGCCAGTGGACGGGTCCAGGGGCTCAGTACCATTCACAGCAAGAACCGCCTTCCCACCAAGGTCGGTGACAAGGTTCGCGATCTTGGATTGGGGGATTTCGTCGTCGTCGATCCCGATCTTCAAATAGTCGATCTTGCCGGTGGCCGAATTGACGTAGTTCTCCTCCGTCATCAGGCCCGTGATCGCGGTTTCGCCAGTGGCCTCGATGAGGAGCGTCGTCACCGTGTCCGTGTTCAGGACAGGCGAAGTGAAGGTGATCGTGTTGGTCCCAGGCTGCGTGGTGTAGTCGTAGGCCCCGCCCTCGCGCTGAAGAACGCCATTCTTGTAGACGTACAATTCATAGGCATTGGACGGGAAAACAAAGGCGAAGACCGACTGGCTCGACGCCGGAGTCGTGTCAACTCGCGTCGTCAGGATCGTGCTCTCCGCGCGAACCTTAAAGAAGGTGACGCTGTCATTGAGAGCGGGCGGAACGCTGAAAATCACCTGGTTGGTTCCAAGCGTATAGTCGAAAGCGCCACCCTCCCGCTGAAGAACGCCATTCAGAAAAACGAGAACCTCGTCCTCGGACGTGAAGGTGTAATCGAATGTGTCTTCGGAGTTGTCACCCGTGTAGTCCGTGCGGGATGTGATGACCGGAAGGATGACCGTTCCAGAGGAAACGCCGGGCTCGCCACGAAGAGCATCCAGCGAAACCAGGGTCTGCCATCCATCGCTGTCGTTCGTGTAGGTGCCAACGCGGTACTGAATGCCAGCGGAGGCGTCGTTGCGCAGTTCGAGAATGCCGGAGACTTCGCCACTCTCGTTGAAGATCAGAGCCATCAACTCCTTCAGCGTCTTGTTGCCACGCTCGCTGGCAACAAGGTAGCGAATGATGCTCTCGAACTCTTCGTTGATGCGAACCGAAGAGGCGTAGTTGCCAGGGTTGATCTGCTGGATGCGGGCCATCACGTCCTCTTGATGTGTACGCCGAAGCCAGAAAAGAAGAAGAGGCCCCTGCCCTCCGTCACCTCGAACTCGAAGCGAACACCCCGGTAGCGACACTGGAATGGGCGCTCGAATTGGTCGAACAATGGGACACGCGCAATGGTCCCGTCGTCCCCACTCGCCTCGACCCAGAACTCGTCAGAGAAAATCTGGCGGTCGTTCTCGTCGCAGGCGACGACCTTCATGCGCCCCTGGCCAGCCGCCTGAATTGTCAGGGCGCGCGTCTCCTTGTAGTTCGAAATCGAACCGTGCCAGAGCAGAGGCGTGCAGAAGCGAAGCGGGGCCTGCTCCTCGGAAAGCTCATAAGCTTCATCGTTGACGATGTAGGGTCCGTCGATGGTCCCGATGACCACCTTGTCGGAGAGGGCGAAGCCGCAGGTTCCGTTCAGAAAGCGGGTCATGGACCACTTCGGGGAGAAGCTCTGCTGGTTCGGGTTCATCGAGAGCGTCAGACGCGTCGTGAAGCCCGTCGTCTCGTTCGGAAAGAAGATGTGATAATGCGAGTTGTCCTGATCCCAGACAGCGGAAATGGTCTGAGGATCGTCCACGGAGTCGACAAGCTGGCGGTAGAGGCGTTGGACGCGATCCGACATGGATTGAGAGAAGACAAGAATGCCATTCTGCTTCGAACGGGCAACCGAATGGACGCCATTACGGGAACAGAAAAGAAGATCCGTGCCAGCCGACTGGATCGTGTTGTGAGAGATGCAGCCAACGTTGACGTTGGCTGAAGCGTCAATGGTCCAGTTTCGGATGTCCGGGTCGGTTTCGTAGAGGATCATCCGGTTCTCGGTGAAAATGGCCAGGCGGGAGACCTCGAACGGGGCGATGCCCGTGATCGTCTCAGCGCGCGGAATGAGGTTCTGAATGTCGATGAAGCCAGCGCGTGTGACCTCGGTCGAGGTCGCGTCAGTGTCCTTGTCGTAGAAGACAAGGCTGTTGGTGCGGGAGAAGTGGATCTCCGTTGGGCGCAGGGGAATACCGGCAATGATGACGCGGTTCTGGACCGTCGTGCAGAAAGCCGGGACATAGGAGCCAAGGTTGGTCGTGGGCTGCGCCTCGCGAAAGAGGAGCCCGTTGTAGGTGTACGGCATCAGCGCCTTGGCCGTGTAAAGCTGAACGCCGTTGAAGGTCGTCGACGAGACGACCGCATTCGAAGGCCAGACTTCCGGGGTTTCATGGTTGCGGGTCGAGCGGAAACCGAGACCGGCATTCGTACGATAAACCCAGGCAGCTTCGGGGCCATCCGCGTTGAACAGGATCAGATGGACGATCCGGTCGTAGTTCTCGACCCCGTCAATCATCTTGAGGCGACTGTAGCCCGCGTCGCGGACGATCTGGCCGTATTCGTCCGCATACCCACCGGAAAGCGTCGTGAGAGGCTGACTGTTGCCGCGATCACGGGCCAGGGGGGAGAGGGTCGTGTCGAGGCCAACGAAACCCTCATAGGCGGAAACAGACTCGTTGCGGATCGACGTCGGACGCAGAGGGTTACTCATGTCTTCGTCCCGTTGATTGTCGAACGCCCCTCGCTCCGGTCGACAGGCCGAACCTCAATGCGCGTGTTGCCATTGAGGCGGTTCCAGAGGAGTTGGTTCAGCATGCGGTGGTACTTGGGCTGGAAAAGACCAATTCGTTCGCTGCCTTGTTGCTCCGCGAAACGCGCCAACAGGCCATAGGTCATGACCATATCGGGGATCGGGCACTCCTCCGTCGCCGATGTGAGATAGTCGAGGGGTGGGTTGTTCTCCCAATACGGATGGGAATTGACGTCCTCGATCACGGAGTTGGCCAGCAGAAGGAACGTGTGGGTCAAGGTGCCGTCCATGACCTCGGCATGAGAGACACCCCACAGGTTCATCGCGTTGGCGATGACCTGCGCCATCGGAGAGTACTGCCCTCCGGCAAGCGTGTGGGGTTCCGTCTGCTCGGACATCGGCTCACTTCTTTCGGATGACGCGGCCTGTCACGACATGATGGTGCCGCGAAAAACGGTCGGCCTCATCAGCGGGAACCTCGAAGTGAAGGCGACCGTCGTTCGAGCGGGACGGGCGAATGCCGATGATCTGGAACTGATGGCTCTCGCGCTCCTTCGAGACGAAGTCGATGGAAGACGGTTCCGAAGACGCGGCGCGCGCCTTGCGCTGGCGCTTCGGGGCCTCTTCGGTCTGAGCCGAGGCAATGATTTCTTCGATCTCAGTCATGGTTCAGAACCACCTCTTCTCGCGAAACAAGATGGACAGACGATCCATCCAACTCGCTCGCCAGGTTGCGCAGCGCGCGCTGCGCCTCGGAAAGACGACCCCGCTGCCAGAGCATGAGGGCCAATGGGGGAGCCTCCGGGGACGCCGCCTCGGCGAGAGCCTCCGGCGTCGTCACGAAGACGATGTCCGTCAGTGGAGTGCCAAGCCGCATGGCGAGCAACTTGCGGATCGCGTACTTGCGGCTGTTCGTGATGACGATCACCAGAACTCCCCTGTGAAAGAGGCAGGGGGCGGGCCAGATCCCGCCCCCTGCGGCCACCCGTCAGGTACGGGTCGACCAGTTCTTGATGTAGGCGTGGACCTTGTCCTGAAGCAGTTCCAGACCGCACTCGGTCAGGTACTCGTGCTTCACGCCGTCCTCGTCGTTCGCCTGCCGGTTCTCGAGAAGCTGCGTGTCGCGGCCCTCGAGATAGCGGTAGGTGACATACGGGAAGTCGACGACGATCATCGCCTCGCGCATGCCAGGAACCTGACGGAACTGCGGATGCAGATGGACCATCAGGTCGCCCGCGAACGTGTTGTAGCGGGTCAGGTTCACGCCATAAGCACCCTGGACGGTGTCCGGGGACCAGCGGTCCTTGCCGTACATCTGGAGGTGATGCGCGACCTTGTCACCAACGAAGGCGATCTTCTGGGACGAACCGTACTTGAAGATCGTCTGGATGAGTTGTTCGTCGAACTGCTCTTCCGACATCGAGCCATCTCCGTCGATGTCGGAGTTGCAGTCGATGACGTTGGTGAGTTGGGTCAGCAGACCGCCAGTGTAGCGGGTCGGCTGCGCCGTGGTGCCATTGGCCTCGTGCTTGACGCCGAAGAAAAACGCACGCTCGATGTCCGACATGTGGAGCTTGAGGGCCTTGGTCATGGCCTCCTCCTCCTTCGGACCCGTGCGAAGGTACGTCGATTGCAGAGTGCCACTGACCGAGAAGGCATAGCGGAAGATCTGCGTGTAGTTCGACGCAACCGTCGCATCGAACGTCACCGCAGTCGGAGACGTGCCACCTTCCTGAGCCGCATAGCCAGCGACGAAGAGTTCGTCGTTGTCCGTGATGGTGTAGGAGGTGCCGCCGATGTTGCGGGTGACAGTGAGCGTGGTCGCCGTGGTGTCAGCCGTGACGTGCATGACTTCGCCAGTCGCCGAGTTGACGATCAGAGCGCCAGCGATGGCGTACTTGTTGTCGTCAGACGCGTCGATGGTGAGAGAGCCAGTGCTGTCGTCGTAGCCAGCGCCGTTGTTGATGGTGAGAACGCGCTCGGGAAGCTCGTCCCGGAAGTTCTTGAACTCCGGGTCGTCGGTGGACTCGTTCGAGCCCATGGCCAGGAGGGCGTTCAGTGGAGCGTTGCCGTTCGGCTCAAGGAGCGTGAACAGTTCGCGGTAGTTCTTGGGGCGGAAGTCCGTGTTGAACTCACCAGTGCCACGGAGCCCCTGAATTGCAGCAGGCATGTGCCCACTCCTTCCGATTGAAGGTGGATTACAGGGTTTTGTGCTCTGGCGAAGGCAATCGCTTCTCTCGCCGGATCAGTGGACAGCCGCAGCGGCCCTATGGCGGAAATAGCAAGAGGGGTGAAATCTATCGTCCCACCCAAAAAAAGAGGGGAGACCCGGAGGTCTCCCCCAAGTCAGGACAGGGCGGTGTCCTGACGTTAGACGAATGTTAGACGCCCGCGCGCTTGGCCATGACGGACTGAGTCAGGCGGTCAAGGGGGGTCTCCTCGGACGGGCCAGAGGTTGCGCCGCCAGCGGTCGGCGTCGCGCCAATGCCACCAGAGGTGAAGGCTTGGCGGCGCTTCGCGATCTCGCGAATGCGCTCCATCTCGGGGCTGGCCAGCGTGTTGGCGAAGTCCTTCATGACCTTGGCCGTCAGGTTGATGTCGATGAAGTCGTCCTTCGTGTAGCCACGCTCGGCGGCAAACATCATGAAATCATTCGCGGCCTCGTCAGGGAGCTTCAGGGCAGCCTGCACACGGTCGAGGTTGTTGGCGATCTGCTGGCTGACGAGAGCCTGCTGGTTCTGCCCCTGCTGACGCTGAGACGCAGCCGTAGCCTGGGTCATGCCCTGAGCCGCGCCCATCATCCGCTGCATCATCTGCATCATCTGCTGCATCTGTTGCTGCGTGCGCTGGACGTTCGTGAACATATCCTCATAGCCAGGGGGGAGCGAGTTGAGCGCGTTCTCCTCCGCCCAACGCTGAAGCGCCTGAACGTCGGTGGGTGCCGTCTCGGCCCGCTTTTCCTGGGCGCGCTCTGCGTCCGCGCCGAACTGAGGCTGAGGAGACTGGCCGCGCGCAAGATCGAGGAGCTTGCGCGCCACTGTCTTGGGGTTCTCGTTCGGATTGTTGCGAAGGTAGGCCCCGACAACGTCGAGAACCGGCTTCATCTGGGCGTTCTGGTAGTTCAGGGCGCGGTAACGGTCGAAGGTCGAGAGGATCTGCTGAGGCGTCAGCTTCTCGGTGTTGCCGTCCGGACGCTTGATCTCGTAGATGATGGCGTCCTCCGCCATCTTGTCCCCCTCGGTGTCAGGGGAGCCCTGCGCCTCGGCGTTGCCAACAGTCGTGTCAGGAGCGGGTTTGGACGTGTCCAGGTTGGGCTGTGCATCAGGTTGGGCTGAGGCATCTGCCGGAGCCGCGCCATCAGACGCCCCCAAGGCAGCCGCAGCGACCTGCTGAATGAGGCGGTCCTGATTTTCGACGGGCTTGTTCATCGTGAGCCTTCCTTCGGTCCATTGAGCCTGGCTTCCGTCTCCTCCCGGTCAATCAGGCGGTCGGGAAGACGGAGGAGATTGCGCGCCGCGAACAATACGCCCCTCGTGTAGTTGCGTTCGTCCTCCGGGAGGTTCGGGTTCATCAGAAGGCGATCCGTGACCCGCTCGATCTCGAGGGCCATGGCCTCGCACATGAGCGCCCACCCCTTGGAGTCACGAACGGCGCGGATCTCCTCAACACGGCGCGCAGGAGGAAGACGGAGACCGCTCACCCTTTCTTGCCCCCCATGGCCTTCTTCGTGGCCGACTTGCGATCCTGCTCGATGCGGGCGCGACCGTACTTGTCATTGCCGCTCGGCTTCTTGCCACCCTTCTTCATCGGGACGTCCTCCTGAAAAAACCGGAAAGCCACATGGCCAGGCGCATGAAGATGCGCGCAATGTAACTCTGCTGGAGTTCCCGCGAAGAGTCGTCCTGCTCGACGGGGCGGCTCTCGATGGCCTGCTTGAGCGCGTCACGCTCTTCCATTACCTCGGAGAGCTTGCTGGCCATCGCCCTGCGGCGCTTGGCGTGCATCGACTGAAGGCGGTTGAGCGTGAGCCTGTCGAAGCGGCCAGTGATGGGGAGGTCGGCAGCCTTCTGGAAGCGCTTGATGGCCGCACGGGTCTTCGGGCCAACGATGCCATCGAGAGGGCCAAATTCATAGCCTGCCTCCTTCAGGAGGATCTGGCTGTCGAGGGCTTCGCTGTCGGGGCCGAAATCCCAATCGCCCTGAATGGCCAGGGTGGGGAGGCCGCGCGCCTTGGCCTCCGGAATGACGTCGAAGCAGGGACATGCTTTCAGGTGTTCGTGGGCCTCGATTATGCCGTCACCGTCCCGATCAGGAGAAAGATCGCGATGACCGCAGATCACGGAGCCAGGATATTCGGAGGTGAGGCTCTCCAGCAGGTTCCAGAGAGTGGAAACCTGCTCGGGCGTCCGCGTGTCGGACGGCTTCCCATTGTCGTCGAGGCCGCCTTCGAGACATACGCCGATGGATGTGGAGTTGTAGCCGGAAACATGCGCGCCGATCTGGTCGAGGTCGCGGCCCTTCTCGAGAGTGCCATTCCTACGAATGACATAGTGATAGCCGATACCGCTCCAGCCGCGCGCCTTGTGCCAGCGGTCGATGTCGGCAGCGCTCGAGGTCTGGGAGGGCCGGATGGCCGAGACATGGACGACGATGTAGGAGGTCGTCTTGCGCTTCGGCATGTCAGGACTCCTTCCTCGAACGAGCGGAAGGTTTTGAGGGCCGCGAGGGCTCCTTCTTGGCTTCACTCTCGGCCTGGAGCGCGGAGCGCATGGAGGCGATCTCGCGGTCCTTCATGGAGAGTTGCGCCGCAAGCGTGTTGTTCGAAAGAACGAGTTCGCCAATCAGGCTCTTGGCCTGGGCCAACTGATAGGTCAGTTGGCGATATTCTGCGTCTTCCATGGGAACTCCATCTGTTGAGATGGAGGGAGAATTGCGCAGAGTGTGACGGCTGTCGTCCTAGAGGGAGGCCGCAATCAACCAAAGTTCGTCGATGCGGGTTTTCGACAGGCCGAGGGCCGCGCCGATCTGTGCGATCAGTGGATGGTCGCGTTCGTAGGACGTCGCGTACTCCCATTCGATGAGGGCAGCCTCACGCTCGACGGGGTCAGTGATCAATTCAATCTGCTCGACAACTTGAGCCTGAGTGATGGACTCCTGCGTGAGCAGGGCCAGGCGGAGTTGGCGGGCGGTGATCTCCGGGTAAACCACTGGAGCGACATAGGGAACCCACGAGTTCGTGTCGAAATCCCATGTGTCCAGGGCGCAGTTGGGCGGGCCGGGAACCTCGATGCCGCCTTCGGGGGGCGTTACATCGGGCGTGACCGTTTCGATGAGGTCAGGCTGAGGAATTTCTTCGCCGGTGTCAGGGTCGGTGATGGGGTCTTGCGGCGTGCGGACGGTGTAGGCGGGAGCCGGGGCGAAGCCGCCAAGATAAACGCCGTTCGCGTCGATGTAGTATTTTGTAATCATGCGAAAGCCCTTATGATAATCTTCCATTTTGATGCAATAATACTGCCATAACCGCCCGTCGTCCAATTGATGATGTCGATTGGGTATGTATCAGAGCCAATTCTGACAACAATATTCGTGCTATCAAATTGGATCGCGAGCCCTCTTGCTGGCCCTTCCCACAACGAACTCACACCAGGGTTCACAAAGACCTCGTCACCGACAGAATATCCAGAGTCAGCGGAGGTGCACTTGATGGATGCGAGCACTAGCTTCGGCACCGCTCCGAGCCCATGCGCGAGCGTCAGGCTCCCGCCGCTGGTGATGGTCTGTTCAGCGCTCTCATAGGATTTCGTGAAGGGGACGGTATCCAGCCCCAAGCTCGCCAGAAAACCCTCCTTGGTGTTCTTGCGGACGAAGCTGTCGGTGGAGCTATAGAAGATCGTGTCCGAGTTCCGCGTCGTCTGGGTGTGAGTCATCCAGACGTGCGTGCCTTGCAGATAGCGCCCCGAGATATCCCCCTCGCCGTCCCGCCGAACGAGTGTGTGCGGGTTTTCGGCGACAGAGATAGGCTGGTTCCCCTCATGCCAGACGGGGTTGTTGTCTACTTCAAGGCCGCCGTAAACAAGGACGATAGAGCCGCTTCCAGGATCAATGCGAACGTTTCCATTGTCTGAAACAAGATACAAATCACTGTTGTTAACGGAGCCGAACCCGACATAGCCGAGGCGGGAAATCGAGCCGCCGAGAACCGTCGACCACAAGAACTCAATGTATGGGTTCGCAAGAGCCGCGCTAGCCGCTCCAGCGTCGATTAGCTGGAGAATATCAGCCCCAGATGTATTCTGAATACGGACGTCACCTCCGGCGAGGTCAAGGCGAATATTCGCGCCCTCTACATTCAAATCTGAAAATGTGCCAGAGGAGGGAGCCGACTCTCCAATCGCAGTTCCATCGACGGTGCCGCCATTGATGTTGACCGCGCCCAACGTCGCCATTCCACTCACAACGATATTCCCATCGACATCAAGCCTTTCAGTGGGAGAGGTCTTGCCAATGGCAAGGTTTCCGCCATTGATGTAGCTGTCGCCTTGTCCTCGAAAGAACACCTTGGCATTTCCGTCGCCATCGTAAAGGAGTAGGCCCCCGTCATCTGTGCTGCCGGTGTCGCCCATGTAGACATATCGCGACTTGTCAGGGCGCGTGATACCTAGTCCAGCGTTTTGATTTTGTTGTACTTCTAACCCGAATTGCGGCGCACCGCTCACCCCAATACCAAACCTCCCCGTGCTGGCATCCCATCGAGCGCCTACCGTTGATCCGTCGTCTCGATAAAGAAGAATGTCACCACCAAGCGTCGCGCCACCACTTACCGCAATGGTGTCAAAGGTTGATGCCCCGAGCGCGCGAACTCCGCCATCAATCCTAAGGTGGACAGGAAAAGTGCCCGAGGCGTTCCTGGCTCGAATGTTCCACTCGCGATTATTGCCATCGTAGTAAGTCTGTAAGTGACTACCGTCATCGTATGAGCCGCTGTACGGCTCGATTTCGAAATAACCGCCAGTGACCGTGGGGCCGTAAGCCGAGAGGAAGTCCGAGGCATGCTCGCCGTCGAGCGTGTCAGCGTCGAGGCCGGAAGACGCCCCATCGTTGCCAGAGTGCCAGATCGTGTGGCCGTCGTAGGTCGAATTGGTGATCGTCACGCCGTCGATGCCGCCGCCCGTGATCGCAGCCGTCGCCACGTTGCTCATCGAAATCCACGAGGAGCCCGTGTAGACGCGCATCTCTGGCATCGTCGTGTTGAAGTAGAGCGCGCCAGCGGTCAGAGGGTCGCCATCGTTGTCGAGAGCAGGGTCGCTCGCCTTGGGGCCAAGGTAGCGGTCGTCGAAGTCATCGTACGATGACGCAGCAGCAAGGGCTGAAGCCGCCGCATTCGTCTCGCTACCAAGAGCGGCAGAGGCAGACGAAGACGCAACATTCGCATGGCCAAGGGCCGTGGAGGCAGAGCCAGAGGCGTTCGAAGCGTAGGTCTGCGCGTCGTCGCGGTGAGATTGCGCGGAGTCGCGGTAGGAAAGAGCCAGGTCGCGCGCCGCCTCGGCGGCGGCTTGGGCATCCTCGGCAGCCAACTGAGCCGCCTCGGAGGCAGTCACGAAGGCTTGGAAATCCGTCGAAGTGACATCCTCCCATCCCGCGTTCGGGTCGACAAAGTCGCCAACCCTGACCTGAAGGAGGCCGGGGGTGGAGGGGGACTCGCGGAACTCGAAAAGTTCGGAGCGAAACTCACCGTCGCTTGGGTCGAAAAGGTCTCCAAGGAGATCGGCAAGGGAGCGACCGCCAATCTCGGCAGCCTCAAGGTAGGTGTCGAGGACGTGGTTGCCCGTGTTCTCGGACAGGAAACGGAGTTGCTTACCCCGAACCTTCGTTTCCGTCATGGGAGGCAGCCTCTCGACGCATGATTGCCTTCACCTTCGCGGATGTGAAGGAAGCGAAGGTCTTCTCGATGTTCGTGTCGACTAGCGCCACGAGGTTTTTCAGGTCGTCCTCGCGAGCCGCCAGAAGGGCGGCGTGACGGTCAGCCTGGAGACGCTCGAGGTCGTCGATGCGGGACACAATGGCTTCAAGGGAGTGCGAGGTGTCACAGGAAAGGGTAGAGAGGCGGTCGCGCAAACGACGGACATTCTCAGAAAGAGAACGCTCCGAAGAAGCCAGGTGGCCACGGATCTCCGCCGAAAGATCCCGGCGAAGCGTCGTGGCAACGGAACTCAGGTGCTTCGCGACAGAGGCGTCGATAAGAGCCTCGAGTTCGTCGTCGGTCATTGCGGCCTCGCAGGGATCAGGTTTCCGCGCTCAACCTGGCGCTCAACCTCTTCGGCAGGCTTCACGGTGGCGCGGCCAGAGGAAATGCCGCGCTCCTTCTCCATCAAGGCCAACTGTTGAGAGGGGGTGAGGCCCTGCTGGAGTTCGTCCTTCGAGATGCGGAAGCGGTCAAGGTCGGTTACGCCCATCGAGCGGATAGCCTCCTCGGCAATGCGACCGATGTTGTATTCCATCATCAGACCCGTCTGGGAGAGAACCTGAAGCATGTCGATCCAGGTCTGCGCATTGCGCGTGGGCTCGATGGGAAGCGTGCCGTCGATGACAAGGTAGTCGATGTCCCCCTGAAGATCCTTCGTGACATCGAAGTCGAGGTAGCCATCCTCAACCATCGAGGCTAGCTGGGTGGGCATCGAGTCCTCGGAAATGCGGATGGAGCCCTGATAGGAAAGCGCATCCTGAATGTTCTGGACCATCATGCGGACCTGAGGGCGGATCGTGGTCGCGGACGTGATGCGGGACAGGACGCCAAGCCGCTGGGAGCCAAGCTGGGTCAAGCGCTGGATTTCCGTGGCCGTACGAACGTCGGCGGTCGGCATGCCCTGCTGCGCGTCAGAGGCAGCGGACGTGCGCTGCTTCAGATCGGAGAGAAGCTGGATGTCCTGCCAATGGCCACGGGTGATGTCCGGAATGTCAGCGATAAAGACGCCCTCGCCGGGCTCTGAGCCCTGGAGCGTCCGGACAACGCCGTAAGGGTTGCGGTCGATGAGGTCGGGGACGGAAACGCGCGTCGGATCAACGAAGATCAGGTTCGACATCGCAGCCTGAACGTTGTCCACACGACTGCGAAGAAGCCAGGTGGCGATCTCGTGCAGCGGCATCAGGATGTCGTAGAGAGACTGGCCGAAGGTCTTGTGGACGTCCTGGAAAAGAGAGCCGATGACGACAGGGAATTGGCGTCCGTACGGGTTCGCCTGACAGCGGATGACAACGTCTTCGTCGATGATCGTGACGACAAGGTACATGGACTGGATGGCAGGCATGCCGATCTGCCAGCCCTGAACGACAAGCCAAACCTCGTCGACGACCCGGTTCGATCCGATTTGCCAGTGACGGGTCGTCTCGCCGGTCTGAGCCGGGTTCTGGGGGTTGATCGTGAGACCTTGGCCCTGCTCCTGCGTGAAATGATGCGCCTTCCAGGCCGCGCGGTTCGGAGTTGTCGAGCGGCGGCGGAGCGCTGGGTACTTCGCCAGCTTGGGGTAAAGGCCAGTGCGGACAAGAGCCTCGTAGGAGACGTAATCGGCGAAGCCGATGAAGTTCATATCCTCCCAATCGCCCCAATTGACGCGCGGATCAGGGAAGAAACGGCGAGGATTGAAGTTGATGATGCGGTTCTGGTTGGCGGTGGAGTCCCACAGGATCTTGGTGGGGGCGCAGCCGTAGCGAATGCCGTCCAGGAGTTGTTGGGCAACGCGAGCCTCACCAGCCGTGCGGCGCATCTGCTGGTGCAGAATGCGCTCGATGATCAGAGAGGGCATGCGCGACTTGCGGTTCAAGCCCTCAAGCTGGAACATGGGGTTACGGCCAGTGAGGGCCGCCATCATGTAGGTGAGGACCGTGTCGCTGATCGCGCGGGTGTCCGGGATCACCGCCTTCTCGGTGAAGTCGGTCGCGTCCGGATCGACATAAACGTCATGCGCGCGGTCGGCAGCGTCCCACGAGGCGTAGCGCTTCGAGATCTGAGCAGCCGACATCTCCATGCAGGCACGGACATAGTCGACGATGGAGCGCTCCTGCTCGTCCGTCAGAAGATCGGAAATGTCCTGATACGAGGCCAGAGCATCAAAATGCTCGGAGAGGTCGGCGATCATCTCGCTGGGAGAGGTGATCACGTCGCGCTTGTAGGCTGGCTCCGTCATGATGGTCCCTGCCGTGAAAAGTCAGACGCGTTATCGCGCGGCAGGGAAAGAGCGGTCGTCCTAATGGCCAAGGGGACGCGGGGCCTTGCCCCGCGCGATCATGCCGTTGAGAGAAGGCGAGCGGCGGATGTCCTTGTCTTTCGAGGCCAGGGGGTCGGAAGAAGTGGCGAGGAGCGAGTTCAGGGAATTGCCCATACTGGTCGAGTCGATCAGTTGGTCGGCGGAAATGCCAACGCGGGAAAGAATGTCGACGCCCATGATGAACGCGTCGACCATGTCGTCGTGAACGCCTGACGGGAATTGGGCAAGCTCGCGGAGGAAGTCATCGAGCCAGGGGGCCTCCTGCGGGATGAAGACGCGGCCACCCTCGATGAGAGGGAGAGTGACATTGACGCGGGCGATCTTGTCGCGGTTCGCGAGGTTGTAGGGGATTACCGACATGCCAGAAGTGTTGCGGAGTTCCTGGATCAGGGATTGGCCGGAAGCGCGGTTTTCGATGTAAAGGCCGCGAAGCCCCTTTCCGCGAAGCGCAGCGGTGCGGGAAATGGCGATGCGCTTCATCGTGGGGAAATCCCACTTGCCACGCTGAATGTCCAGAACATGAATGTCACCCTGCCGGGTCAGGCCCATGGTGCAGAGAACGGAGTAGTCAGAGTTCGAGGTGGCCTGGTAGGCCGTGTCGGCGGTGATGATGAGAGACGTGTAGTCGTCCTGAGGGACGTCGTACTGCTGAAACCAGTCGATGCGGATCAGATTGCCGCCCATGATCTGGGGGTTCTGCTGGTAAAGAGCCTCGAAGTCGCGCTCGGATTTCTCTCGCTCGCGGTTCAGATCGGTCAGGGAAAAACGCTCAGGCCACAGGGCGCGGTATTGGACGGGTTCGGTGTTGGGGACTTCAGAGATGGCCGGGAAGTTGATGTGGTGCCACAGACCCTCCTCCCACTCAGGGGTCTGCATGATGCGACCAGCAAGGTCATCAGGGTGCCAGCGAGTCAAAATCACGATCTGGATCGGGGCGGCACCGGAGAACTCGGGTTCGCGGCGATTGGAAAGAGAGCCCGTGTAAAAGTCCCAGACACGGTCGCGGATCAGCTTCGACTCCGCGTCGACGCGGGATTTGACCGGGTCGTCAATCAAGAGGCAGTTGGCCGCACGGCCAGTGGTCGTGCCGTTCAGGCCGATGGAATAGTAGTTGCCGTTGTCGGTGGTGACGAAGGTGTCAGCCGCGCGCTTGTCGGAGGCAATGCGAGAGTCAGGGAAAATGTTGCGGTACATGGGCTCGTTCATGACGGTGCGGACAGAACGGCCAAAGCCCTTCGCGAGGATCGCATTGTAGGAAACCGACATGACGTGGCGACGAGGGTCACGGCCAAGGAAATAGGCCGGGAAGTTGATGGTGCCCCAACTGGACTTCGCGTGGCGCGGCGGCATCGTGACCAGAAGGTTGCGGGTCGGTTCAGACCGGGAGCCGACGAAAAGCGCGCGCTTCTCCAGGAGATCGAGAGCGTTGATCAGTTCGACCTGAAAGTCAGGGAGAGTGAAGTGCGGGTACATCGTGCGAACGAAGTCGAGGTACGACTCGGAAGCGCGGCGGTACTTCAGAAGTTGCTCGATGGCCGCACGGCGCGCGTCATCATTCATGGGGAGAGCCACGTAGCTTGTAGCGGAGAAGACGGGCAGCCGTGATCTCGGCTGCCGCCGAGCGGTCGTGGATCGTGTCGGCCATGATGCGCATGAGGTGGTCCATCAGCGCAGCCTTTCGCTTCTCGGAGGGGACAGAGGACAGATCGAGTTGAGCCATCGCACGGCCAAGGGAGGACGGCGTCAAGGACGCCGCCAGGGCGTCCTTCTGGAGATTGCGGACAACCATCAGGAGGTCTCCTTGTCGGAGGGGCCAGAGGGAGGAGTGGCCTCAAGGTCGAGGCAGGGGGCGGCGTCGGCGTCTGGCTCGTTGTGCGGGACAAAGTCGCCAATGACCTCATCGTGATTGACTGCCTCCGGGGAAAGGTGTCGCGGGAGATCGTGCTCACCCGCCTTCGGGGAAGAGAGGTAGTCGGAGAGAAGCGACTCGAGGTCGGAGCGCGACATGCTCGCAATCTCCTGGGGGTCGTGCTCGATGGTCTTCTGCTTCGTGTCGGGAAGGCGGCGGGCCGCGAGGTTGGCATCCGCCTTGTAGCGGGTGTCGGCGGAAACCAGCAGGCGATCCAGAAGGCCAAGGAACAGGCGCGTGCGAGAGAGAGACCACTCGTCACGACCAGACAGGGCCTCGGATACAGCGTGGGCCTTGGTCGAAATGACCTTCAGATAGCGCTCCCGAAGGGCGTCCTCCTGCTCCTTGGTCAAGGGTAGCTTCTCCTGCAAATAGTCGACGAGATCAGTGCGGCGCATCAGAAACTCCAAAGACGGGATGAGGGTATTGGAGACAGATGACGCAGGTCGTCCGGGGTACGGGTGCGTCAGACACCACCAACGGAACTCAAGAGTCTCCGGTTGGAGCGCCGTAGGGTCAAAGGCCAGGGCGAAGGCGTGGAGGCGCACGATCTCGCGGCAGTGGTAAGAGCAGAACTCGTACCGGGAGTTCGGGCCGCAAATCCAGAACTTGCGGCGACAGCAGCCGCAGCGGTGCGTGCGCCAGTTGGCCTCGAGATCGGGCAGGCGTCCGGTGCGCTCCTCGTCCAGACGTATCCACTCACCCGATAGCAGTTGGGGGTAATAGCCCTCGCGGAAGCGACGCCGGTTGGGCGTGTTGATGCTCTTCGGGGGGCGGTATCGCCCACTGGCCACGCGAGCCCAATACTCGCGGACGAGCATGGGCGCAGGGCCGCGAGGGAAGAAGCGGCGGAAGTTGTAGATGATGGAGTTGTAGAGCTTCGAGCGTTGCTCAGGTGTGCGATGGCGACGACGCATTGGCTCCCAAAACCCCGATTTAGACCACGAGTGAGCACCGCGTAGGGAGTGGAACAACCAGGTGCGCGGGACTCCAACGGCGGGTCGAAGACCCGCCCCCCCAGGCGGTATACATCTACCACATATGAGGGGGTGGGGGTCGTCTCAACGGCAAAAAATTGACACAGCAGAGGCATAAATCACTGAAATTGCTAGTGAAAAACTCCCCTCTCAAGGGAGTGTCTCGTAGTGTTTACGCGCGTGAATAGGGAGTCTTAGGGGGCGAGCCGAGCCAGTCGGGACCGGCTCATGACATGACACACAAGGAGTTTACACATGTCCAAGCGCAAGACGCCCACCAATCCATTCACCGTCGCGTCCGTGGAGATTTCTCGCCTCGGCATGGGCGGGCGCGTCGCGAAAGTCATCTCGCAGCCCGTCTACGCCTACTCGGGCAAAATCGTCGCCCACCTCGCTGGCAAGCTGCGCGAAGTGACGCCCACGGGCGACACGACCGCCACCGTCGACCTGCTCGCGAAGCCCGTGTTCGAGTTCCCCGAGCGCCCCAAGCGCGCGGAGGTCGCGGACAAGCTGGCGGAGGTCGGCGCGGTCAAGCTCGTGCCCGCGAAGGCGGCTGCGCCCGCGTCTTCGCCGAAGGCGAAGGCCGCGCCCAAGGCTTCGCCGAAGGCGAAGGCGAAGGCCGCCCCTGCGGACACCGTGGGCGCGGCGGTCGCTGCCATCATGGGCAACGCCCACCTCACGCTCGACCAGAAGCTGGAGGCGCTCGCCGCGCTGCGGTGAGCGTCCCTGCCACCACCACCACAACAACGCCTCGCTCGCAAGAGCGGGGCGTTTTTTTATGCCTCACACACGGAGATTACCCATGTTCGAAACCCTCGCGCACCTCGTCGACACGAACGATTTATCCGCTGCACGAGCGGCCCTTGGCGACGATCCCGTCGCCATGACGTTCGACGACGACGATCACGCCGCCGACGACGACACCATCGACGAGTGACCATCGGATCGGGCCGCACGCTGTGCGGCCTTTTCCCGTGTTCATTGGCGAGCACGACGACACGAAAGGAACCGCATGGAATATGACGTTGAAAGGCCCGCATCCTACGTCTTGAGAGCGGCGACGATCATCGGCATGAACCGGTTTTTTGACCACGTTGACGACGTGATCCAGGCCGGGGTGCGCAGTGGGGAGGCGCTCGACTACGAGCAGGCGCTTCTCCGAGCGGCCAAGAGATGCCACGCCATCCTAGACGCACAAGTCACATCGTGACCATCGGATCGGGCAGGCCGCAAGGCTTGCCCTTTCTCGTGCTCATGAACGGCACGACACCAGACACAAGGAGATCACGCCATGACCGACGAGCGCCGCGAAACCCTCAACGCCTTGGCCCAAGCCCTCCGTCAGGAAGCCGCATTCTGGCGTCAGGAGGGTGATCACAACCGCGCCGATGACTGCCTCAAGCGCGCTCGGATCGCCGAGAAGCGCCTCGCCGCCTGATCACAACGCGTGTTGAAAAGGAGTCTTAGAGATCGCAAGGCGGGGCCATTTGGCCTCGCCTTTTTTTCGTCCACGACACACAAGGATCACAACCATGACGACACCGAATGCCTACGTGCTTCTGCACGCCGACCGCACCATGTCCCCGCTGATCGTGGATTACACCATAGCCAACGCCCTTGAAGTGATCAAGGAACTGAGGACGCTCACGACCGACGTCAGCGATCCCGACGCGTGGCTTGCGCCCGTCCTTGTCACGATCTCGGCGCGCGCCGCAAGCCCGACCGAGCCGATCAAGGTGCGGAGGCTCACACGGCAGGATCGCAAGCTGATCCGTACTGATCCGTACGCCTTCGCGCGTACGGAGGGGCTCGACCTCATCGTCTACGACGTGAAGGAGGGGGTCTACAATATGTGCCTCTGCGGCCAGCCTGCGGAGAGCGAAGCGGCCTGATCACGACCGATCACACGGCCAGGGGGAGAGGCGACGGCATGAGCCGTCGCCTTTTTTCATTGACTCAAGGGTGTCGCATAGTGTGACATCCGGAAGACATCCACCACCACACGAAAGGACACCACATGGCCCTCACCACGGCGGCGGCCAGCCGCAAGGATCGCTCGATGAGCGACCACGAACTCAGGCGGTTTCAGCACCGCCATTACGCTGCCATCGCCGCCATCCTGCGGCGTATGCAGGAAGACGGCCTCGTCCCTGTGCCCATCTGCAACAGGGTCACGCAGCACTTCGCCAACGAGTTCGAGCGGGCGAACGAGAAGTTCGACCGATCCCGTTTCATCCTCGGCACCGTGAGTGGCGATCACCTGCCCGAAGACTTCGCCTGACACAAGGAACCACCACCATGCTGCTCATCACCAGCGACCAGAACCTGCGTCTCGACCGCAACGGGGAGGCCCTTGCAGCCCGCCGCAAGGACGCGCTCGATCTCACCCCTCCTCTCAAGCTGTTCACGCCCTGGGGTGGCGCGACGTGGCTGTTGGTCAGCCGCGACCCGGACCACCACAACATTCTCTTCGGCCTCTGCGATCTCGGCCTTGGTTACCCCGAACTCGGCGACGTCGACCTCGACGAACTCAAGGCCCTGCAAGGGCCATGGGGGCTCAGGGTGGAGCGAGACATCCACTGGACGGCGCGCAAGCGTCCGCTCCGCCACTTCTACGACGAGGCCATGGCCAACGGGAGGATCGTGGCGTGAAGGACGTCGACGAGATTGCCGCCAATGCCCTCGGCATCGCCTTCATCCTGATCATCTGGCTGACCGTGTGGGAGGTGCTGCCATGACCCTGTTCGAGCGCATGGGGAGATCGCTGGCCGACTTCAAGCGGGGCCTGAAAACTCCGGCTCCGCCTAACCCGGAGCCACCGATCACATTCACGAAGACGTGTGAGTGGTGCAGGTATTTCGCCACCCCGCTGACGTGCCGCCGATATCCGAAGCACACCGCCGCCCCCTCGCCCTCCCACGTGTGCGGAGAGTGGGATCATGGACGTCACGCGGCGAAACAGCTTGACGATCACATGTTGTGGAAATGGAGGCAATTCGGGACGTGACCGACCGCCTCAACAAGACGCTGGCCCTGCTCAACAGGGCCACGTCGGAGGGCGAAGCCCTCGCCGCTTGGCGAGCGGCTCGCCGGATCAAGCCGGATGGGGAGTTGTTCGTTTCTCCGTCCACTCAATCCACCATGAGCAACGAAGACATCGGGAGGATCGCCAGACACATCAACTACTTGAACACACTACTCAGCATGGAGAAGCGCACGGTCATTCTCGAGCGAAGGAAAGCGCGACAAGCACGGGAGCGTGGAGTTGTCATGGCAATTGTTGCCTTCGCAATTGGCATGATCTTCGGCTGGCACGCAGCCGTGCTTGCCATCTCCTCATGACACAAGGAACACCACCATGAACACCGAGTTTTGCAGGATCGAGCGACATCAGGGGCATCAGGCCCTCGCCATGCTCGAAGATCGGGACGATGAGGGTGGGAACCTCTTCGTCCACATTCGAACCGATGCAGGAGGGGCCACGCTCTCGCTCTCCTTCGGAGGGTGGCCCCCGGAAGAGCGCGATCTGGCCATCGAGGCCATGAAGCGGGTCAACCTGAGTGCTTGGGTCGTCATCGCCCTGACGGGCGACTACGAGCGCATCACGGAGATCTTTGACCCCATTAAGGACATCTTCAATGGCGTCAAGCTGGAGGGTTCCAATGCCTGACCTACCCAAGATGCGGGTCGGCGACCTGCTCCACAGCCTACCCACCAAGAATGCCGACAGGCTGAGGCTGCTCTGCCTGTTCATCGTGATCGTGGCCCTCTTCACATAGAGGCCACCACGCTTGCGGGGTGTCGCACAATGTGACATCCTGTTGACGTCTACCACCACCACAGAAACGGAGACACAAGGATGACCACCATCAATTTCGTGAACGTTCCCACCTCTTGCGATGCCGACACCATCGACGCCGACTCCAGGGCGTTCGGCGACGCCCTCATCAAGGCGTTCGTCGCCTTCGTCGACAATCGCCTCGATGCCGACCCGGAATTGGGGGAAGTGGAGCATCTGGAGACTGCTCGGCACATAACGAGGGGTCCGGATGGAGACTCCCAGATGCAGAGCACCCACCTGATACAGCAGGTGGCCAATGGCCTCTGCGACAACGACCCCCGCCTGATGTTCGTGCTGCTCAACCTGATCGGGCTGCGTCGGATCGCGCTGACCCACAAGACGGGGGCGGCGCACGCCTTCATCAACTCGTTGATCGCCGCCACGGTGAAGACGAGGGTTGCGCCTCCGAAGATCCTCGAGATCGCCTACGACGTCGCGGTCAGAAAACTGGAATACAAGGTCGAGTTCCGTGGCGAAGACGGCTTCGTCGTCTTCGAGGACGGACGGGAGTTCAAGGTGGCCGGGGGGCGGAATGGCACCGACTTCCCCGAGCCGGTTTCGCTCGAAGATGAAGCGGAGCACGAGGTCAGGGCGATCAGGCTGACACTCGATGACGTCAACGAGTTCGCCACCTTGGTCGAGCAGGCCGAGGCCGGGGGTGGCGACACCATCTCGTGGCGGGGCATGGACGTCCCGCTCGAGGTCGCCACCAAGCTGATTGCCATGGCCAAGGCGGCTGAGGAGGCGGGCGGGGAGCCCAAGGCCACCGTCCACTAAGACTTCCCACTGACACGCACAATGCGTGTTGAAAGGGAGTCTTAGAGAAAGCCGAGGCCGTCTTTTGGCCTCGGCTCTTTTCTCAACCGACACAAGGACACCACCACCATGGAATACCGAGCCAGAGCGGAGGCGCTCGTGGCGGCGTACTGTCGTGGCCACACGTCAGAGCACGCCCGAACCTTCAACGACCATCGCCGCAGCCGAGTGCGCAAGCTGGTCATGGACGCAACCGAGGATTGGGACCGTGATGGCCTCCTTCACGAGGCTGATAACCACGGCCACGGCCACAGGTTCTCTTCGTACAAGGGAACCTTCAGCACACTGCGTGACACCATGGATAACTCCATGATGGTCGCTGTCGTGCTTGGCCTTGCCGATGAGGAGATCATCCGGAAGCTGCTTCGGGGCCATAAGCCCCTCTCGGCACCTTATGCGGCGATCAGTTCGTTGGTCACTCACATGAACCAACTCAACCTGATCATATGGCGTGAGGCACTCCTGATTGGAACGCGGGCACATCCGAACGATACGTCGGAAGACCTGAAGAAGAGGTCGGAGAGAGTCGCTCGAGTAATTGCGAACGCGAAGTGGGACTCCGGCATCGACACCGAAGACTTCCAGGAGTTCGTCATCAACCATGCGATGACGATGGCGACCGCCCTCGCGGAGGGCGGTCTCGACCCCAAGTCCGTGCACGACATGGACACCACCACCACCACCGAGAAGGACACCACCATGACCGACACCAACATCGACTCCATCACCTCCGGTCTCGAAGCCATCGGCGACGGCGAGCGCGCCGTGGTCGATGCCTTGCTTCAGAAGTTCAACGTGCCGCAGATCGACGACATCGAGTCGAAGTTTCAGACGCTCAGGGAAAAGGCCAAGGAGGCGGCGTCGGGGCCGACCGGCGTGAAGATCGAGGTCAAGCTGGAGGATGCCTATGGCACCAACAAGGTCGGCGATCTGCCTGATGGCAAGGTCGACTATCGCAAGGCCAGCGACGTCTTCGGCATCACCGGGAAGGGTGTGTCGATGTTCGATTTCGATGTGCCCGTGTGGACGTGGGATGCGGAGCACCCGATGGTGCCGGAGGTTGACGATCACTATCGGTTCGAGCCGTCCTCGCTCCTGCGTGCGCTCATGGCCGTCGTCATGAACAAGATGGCGTGGATTTACGGTCATACCGGGACCGGCAAGTCCACGCTCGTCGAGCAGATCTGCGCCCGCCTCAAGTTCCCGATGATCCGTGTCAACTTCGACTCCGAAATCACCCGCATGGACCTGACCGGGAGGGATACCCTCACCATCGACGCCTCGACGGGAACGCAGATCACCGAGTTCGTGGAGGGTCTGCTGCCGCAGGCGCTCCAGATGCCCTGCGTGATGCTGGCCGACGAACTCGACGCCATCCGGCCCGACGTCGCCTACGTGTATCAGCGGGTTCTCGAAGGCAACGGCATGGTGCTCAACGAGAACGGTGGGCAGGTGATCAAGCCGCATCCGTGGTTCCGCCTCATGGCAACCGGCAACAGCCGTGGCAACGGCGACACCAGCGGCATGTACAACGCCGTCAGGCCGCAGTCCATGGCCATGCTGGACCGCTTCGGCGTGTGGATCGAGGTCGACTACATGGCCATCCACGAACTGAAGAGGCTGCTCAAGTCCAAGTTTTCGGCGCTCAACAACGACGAGATCGACCTGATCTCCAAGTATGCCAACGAACACTGGACGGCCTTCAAGGGCGGCGATCTTCGCCAGCCGCTCTCGCCTCGTGGTGTTCAGGCGGTTGCCGAACAGTACACCTTCTTCAAGGGGCTGATGGCGCAGGACAAGGCCATCGAGCAGGCGATCCGCTGCGCCGTGGCCGACAGGGCCGAGGAGTCCGACGCGCAGGTCATCGCCGGGCTGATGCAGCGGGTCAAGAAGTCCTGAAAAGTTCACATGGCCAGGAGGGACGAGGCGCTTGCGCGCCTCGTTTCCACCATTCGTGCGGGAGCGGTGAGGCTTCCGCTTCTCTTGAGTGAAAGGACACACCATGACTGACAAACCAATCGACGCAATCGACGCCGACGCCCCCGGCGTCAAGCCCTTGATCTTCAAGGACGAGATGACGCGTGTGACCCGCACGTTGAGCCGTGACGCTGGACTCAATGTGATCGTGTCTGGAACGCGGGCCTTCACGAATGGAAAGACCGTCGTGCTGCCCGACGTCGACGACACGGTGAACATCTCCCAGAACGCCGCCAACGTGGCGCGTGGTTACGTTGACCACGAGGCGGCGCACAATCGGTACACCGATATGGAGGGCGACTGGATCGCCAAGGCGAGAGCCCACGGTGGTGACTACGCTGAAGCCGTGCTTCAGGCCATTGAGGACGTGCGGATCGAGGGTCGGCAGGTCGCCGACTATCCGGGCAGCAAGGTGAACCTGTCGGCCACGGCCAACGCCACGTATCGGGTGCTGAACGAGGGCATCGAAGCGGGGGAGTACGACCTGTCGGATCAGCGGGCCATGTTTCCTGCGAGCGTCACGGCCAGGGGGCGGCAGAAGATCGGGCACGACCTCCTCGCAGAGGAGGTCGAGAAGATGGCGTCGCATCTCGACGGCGAGAATGCGTCGAAGCTGGAGACGCTGACCGACGAGATCGCCAGTCTGGCGTCGACCGAGGATGCCTTCCATCTGATGCGGCGGTTCGTCGACGAGGATGGCCAGATGCGGGATGAGCCGCTGAGCCGGGAGGCCGAGGGCCAGATGCCGGTGAAGGAGGGTAACGATGATGGCCAAGGCGAAGGCGAAGGGGGCAGCCAGAAGGGCGAAAGCGAGGGCGAGAGCCGCATGGGCGAAAGCGCCAAGGGGGCTGGCGGCGTGATGTCGAAGGCTGCCTCCGAGGCGGTATCGAGGGCGCTTGGAACAAGGCGTGAGTACGACGGAGTCCCCTACCTGTCGGATTGGGAACTCGATATGTGGATCAGCCCCCGCAATGTGGAGGAAGTGTCGAAGGGCGTGGGAGAGGGCGCGAAGTTCGTGAGCGGCACTGTTCATGGGTGCTTTCTCGGGGCCAAACAGAACGAGGGGCGCAAGAGGTACAACGGGAAGAAGCGGAGGATCGGGCCGCACCTCAACGCCATCAAGAGCGCGTTCGAGCGCTACCTCATGTCGAAGATGCAGCGGGGGTGGGAGCACGCCCTCGAGCAGGGACTCATCGACCCAAGACGGCTTGCCCAGGTGCCCACGGGGGCCAGCAACGTGTACCGGCGGCGCGACCCGGTTCAGGAGTTGGATACCTGCGTATCCATCATCGTGGACATGAGCGGCTCGATGTCGGGGCGTGAGATCGCGATGGCGCAGGAGGCGTGCATCGCGATCAGCGAGGCGATGCACCGACTCGGCATCCCGTTCGAGATTGTGGGACACACGACAATGGGGGATGACTGCTCGAGTGTGGCGAACGAGATCCGTGGGCATGAGCATCTCAACAAGAAGTCGCATTACTCCATCGACGAGTACGAGGATATGCCCATCGGTGTGGGGCCGAAGGTCTATGGACTCTACGACCTCGAGAAGTTGGCTCAGAATGTCGCCGGAAAGAGCCTGTCGAAGATCAGGAGGAAGGAGGAGAAGATCAGGAGGAAGGAGGACTGGATACCGGACGTCTACGCCGACCCGAACGTCTACCAGACGCTCTTCGTCACGAGGTTTTGGACCCAGAACATTTACGAGTTCAAGGGGTTCGACGACCGGCTGTTCGACGTGGAGCCATACATCGGCGTGATGGACCAGATGGCGGGCGGCGGCACGATTGAGGCCGACACGATCCTGAAGGTGTACCAGCGGCAACTGCGCCGCAAGGAGAAGAAGCGCGTCATCGTCGTGTTGTCGGACGGCCAGCCGGGTGGCTACGGGCTGGCCGACGAGGAAGAGCGGACCAAGGATGTGTGTCGGTACGTTGAGAGTGACAAGAATTGTCACCTCATGCAGATCGGCATCGGGAGTCCTGCGGGCAAACGGTACTACTCCAATGTCCATGTGATCAACAATACGAACGAACTTGCGCCCGTGCTGTTCGCCAATCTCAAGAACATCCTGCGCGTCCAGAAGGCAAGCTGATGGCCGTGCGAATACATCGGAGGTGGGGGCTGAGAGGCCCCCTCTCCTTCCAGATACGTGTGGCCAGGGAGGTGAAGCGACGGAAGATTTCGAGTGACGATGTGGAGCGGGTGCGAGAGGTCGCATCCGAACTTCGAGTTTATGAGAAGCGGAGCAAGCGAAATGTCTGATGGAAACGACGAGATAGAGAAGAAGATTGGCAAGGCCGGGGTGGATGACCTCGGTGTGCCGAAGAAGAAGCCGACCTACACGTCGCCCTATGGCAGTGGGTACGGTGGATACAGTGGGTACGGGCGTGGGTACGGCGGCGGAAGCGGTTATCCCAATCCGTACGGAAGGCGCACGTCGATCTTCGATGACTTCGAGGATGACGAGTGGGAGCGCTACGCTCCCCCGCAAAAAAAGGGCGGCCACCCCACCACGAGCAGCCGCCCCGACACAAGGATGTACACCACCACCGAAAGGACACCGGCAAGGGGTACGCTGTCACATATAGTGACGCTCGATGCTCCTGTCCAGTACTCGGTCGGCGTGAAGTTGCATCATGGGATCGTTTTCGAGCCCGAGGATATCGCCGACATGGAGCGGCGGATCATGCGGGCGATCTCTCAGGCGTGCGACGATCTCCATCTCGTGTTCAACATGGAGGCGCGCGACGACATGAAGGTGTTCGTTCGCGATCTCGTGCGGGACATGGCCTACTACGAGGGCGGCGTCACACCCGGCTTCTGCAAGGTGCTCGAGAACGGCAAGGACTGGCCGTTCGAGAGTGAAGAAACGGCCAAGGGGGAGTGACCCACGGGCGTGGGCCGCTGGCTCACGCCCACCACCACACCACCACACGAAAGGACGAAGATATGGACGTGAATGAGCAGAGCGACCCCGTCAAGGCGGGGTTCGCCGCAACCAATGACCTGTTCAAGAGGGATGACGAGAGGGGGGACTTCTCGTGGATGGTCGAGGGCAGGTCCATCCAGTGCAAGCGGGCATGGGGATTGCGCCAACAACTGATCGACATCGGGAACCTCATCGGCCAGAAGGTTGGGGCCGACGAGACTGTGACGATCCCGATGATCGCGCTCGGCATCTGCGATGCAGCCGTTGCGAGTGCCCTCCTTCATGAGAGGGAGATCACGCAGACGCAACTGGATTGGTTCATGGAATACCAGGAGCGGGCGCGCCGGAAGATCAACCACCTCAGAGCCGGTGGCGACCCGAACGAGTTCCGGATCAGGGAGCCCTTCACCCGAAAGAGCGGGTCAAGGATGGTGACGCAGCGGGGCGCGGCATTCTCCGACATTGTCGAGACACTGACGCAGCGTCACAATGATGAAAACAGCCAGGAGGGGGAGGCCCCGAGGAAGGTCGACGAGGCCGAACTCAAGGCCGCATCCGTCCTCATGGAACGATGGTTCGAAGAAGCGGCCATCGACGCGCTGGAAGGCCGGGCAACCCCGGCCACACGACTGGTTCGCGCCATCATGGGGCTTTACCCAGAGGCGTGACAGGCCAAGGAGGGTAAGCCCCTTGGCAAGCCGACGTCGTGGACAATACGGATGTCATGTTTGACACTCGTCAGGGTGTCGCATATTGTGACATCCTGTTGTCGCCGACGCCCAACATGGAAAGAGAAGAGAGGCGATGACGAAGAAGGAGACGGATGGACAGGGCGCGAACATGGAAAGTCCAGCGGTTGCGCAACTTCTGTTGGCGCTCGGTCGTGTCGAGGGGATGATGATGACCCTCAAGGATCGCGTCGATGCCCTCGAGAACGAGAAGGTCGTGAAGCCCTATCGTCGTAACGAGGAAGATCGTCAGGGCGATCCGGAGATCGTGCTGGCGGGGCTCACGCCCCGGCAGCATGCAACACTGCAAATGGTGATGAACGGGAGAAGCACGCAGGAAATGGCGAAGCGTCTCGGCGTCACCGAGTCAACGGTCAAGGTGCACGTACGCCTCATCGGCAAGAAGTGCGGCGTCAAGCTGAGGCGGCAGATCGCAATGTTTCTGCGGCCAGCGTTCGAAAAAATGCCCGCACGAAAATACCTCGCCATGTCCGGTGGACTCCCGAAGGATTGGGACGAAACCTGGGGCCAAGGCGGGGAGGCGTTCGACTACATCGTGAGGCAGGAGCCGTGAGTAGTAGGAGGGTACAGTGCTCGACATCACAGCGAGAGGCGACAGGCTCTACATCACGGGAACGGTCAACGGGGAGCGGGTGCGACGCTCGACCGGGCTGAAGGTGGGTCAGGAGGCGGAAGCACGCCGCCTCCTGACGGAGAACATGGGGCCACGGGTGAGCGAGTGTGCGGATGAGTACATTCGCTCGCAGAGAGTCGGAACGACATCACAGACGTACATCAGGAGGTTCGTGGACAGGTTCGGGCCAGTCAGGCTCGGCAAGATCGACGTGGCCAGGGTGTACGCCTTCTTCTCGACACGGAAGAAAGCGCCCGAAACCGTTCGGCGTGAGATCGGCGCGGTTCAGGCAATGCTTAATTGGTCCGCTCGGGCGAATGGGGTCGAGCGGACATTCAATATCCAGAAGCCAAGGGCTGGAGAGCCACGGCTCAGGTTCCTCGAGCAACACGAAGTGCAGGCTATGATCGAGAACGCATCGTCGTTCTTTCGACCGTTCGTCGTGGGGCTGTTCTATTCGGGAATGCGACGAGGCGAACTCGCCGGGCTCGTCGGGCGTGACATGGTGAACGGACAGTTCATCGTGGCAACGGCCAAGGGGCGGGGCGGAAGGGTCAGGCACCGGAGCGTGCCCGTGCACCCGGAGATCGAGAGTGTGCTGCCGACAAGGCCGGGGCCGCACGATCCGCTGTTCGTCAATGAGTACGGGGAGGCATGGGTCCATGACCTGACGAGGATCAACAAGCTATGGAAGGAAACGGCCAGTCGGGCGGGAGTGGAAGACTGCGTGCCGCATGACGCACGACGGACGTTCGCCAGCCGCCTGCTGGAAAGCGGCGTGGATATCAGGACCATTGCGGCGCTTCTCGGGCACGAGGATCTGTCGATGCTCATGCGGTACGCGCAGGTCCGGGGACAAAGGAAAGTCGATGTGATGAGTTCGCTCGTCTATTGA